ACTAGGAGTAGGGAAATGGTTATAACAAGTACTGGTACGTCCACTGCTCGGCTTTTCCTAACCTTAATGAATGGGTCTCTTGTTACTGGATCTACGCTTATCTTTACTTAATCAAATCTGTTGCGTCCAGGTTGCTAGTATGTTACGCTGGAAGGCTTTATTAAAAACTGTGGGGAGTGTGATTGTATTGTGCCAGCCGAGAAAAAAGCTAACCAAACAGCAGAAGAACAGCCTGGACGTTATGTATGTATAGCAGGTTTTGCAGAAACATCAAGAGACTATGCTAATCATCTAGATACTAGTTTTGAAATCTGGTCACTGAATCGTTGTTATGTATTCCTTAAGAATTGGGATAGGTGGTATGAAGTTCATGAGGAAGATTTGTATACAGGGAAAACAGGATTAAGGGAAGACGGATATCTAGATATGCTTAGGAAAACTGATAAACCTGTATACATGCAACATCCACATCCCGATGTACCAACTGCAATTAAATTTGATCTAGGAGTGTTTGATAAAGTAGGATTTAGACACTATTACAGAACATCAATAGCACACATGCTGGCGCATGCTTGTTATGAACACAAAATAGAGGGTAAAACAATCACGGAGTTGCATATCTGTGGCGTAGATATGAGTGCTTATAGTGAATATAGTGAACAACTACCGTGTGTTAATTACTGGCTTGGTGTTGTTGAAGGTCTTGGTATAAAAGTAGTTATACCCACTGCATCGCCTTTATTAAAAGGACCAGACTACGGTGTACATGATGAGCGTTTGTTGTGGGCACAAGCTAAGGAAAGGTTACAAGAACATAAGAAGAAACAGTCACAGTTGAATGCTAATTTAAATGCTGTATCTGGTGCATTGGACGAAAACACAACTGTTAGTAAACTTTTCAATCAATGTGTAGGATCACAGACTAGTGATGATGGTACTGAAGTAAAGATATTTGATCCTGATAAGTTTCAAAAGATGGTTACTGATAGAAAAAAAGAATCTATACAAATGCAAACACACTTGAGTGCTGAATTAAATTGTGCCCTAGGTCAGATGCGAGAAACACAGCATTGGATTGTTGCACTGAATGCACCACAAACAGAAGATGAAGAACCAGAGGCTGCTAGGTTAGCCAATTAAAAAAAGGGGATAGAGAATGTCAGCTAGACTTGATCATTACCTTAGAACACAAATACCAAAATATCGTGTTGCATTGTCAGACTTGGCTACAGATACTGGTGCTGGTGCAAAGATAGCCTTTGAACTTTTTGGTATAGCAAACAAGGAAGTCAAACTTGTACATTTGCAGATGTCTAAACCCAGTATTGCTATAACGCCATTTCAGCTTAATAAATACACCATTGGTTCAACTGGCAGTACTGGACAAACCATTGTATCCCCCGTTAGAGCACGTGGTACAGATTCTACGTATGGCGGAATTGTTCGCTTGTACCAATCTAGTCCAGATGCCTCTACAGGTACACTTGATGATCAATTGCAAGAAATAGACTTAGATACTACAGATATTATGAATGAACATTACGGTGATGATCGTGGTATTGGATTATTCGTACTAGAGAGCAGTGCTGAATCCTTTGGATTTGCTATTACTTCTACGGGTGCTAATACACTGAATGGCTATATTGAATTTACGTCAGAGCCATAAAAATTATTATGAAGTTAAAGGACTTATTTCGGAAAAAAGAACGTATAGAGAGTGAAATACGTAGACAACGTATCCAAGAAGATATGGAACATATGCCGGAAGAGGCTATATCAATTGCTATGGGGGCTATAAAGCTTGCTGGTAGTCCAAAAGGATTTGGTGAAGGTAAAAACCCAACCATTGAAGGATTATCAGAACCAGGAACTATACAGCGTGTTAATCAATTAAAAGAATTAGAAGACTTAGCAAAATTGTGGAAACTTCAGGCTGTTGATTCTTATAAGCACAAAATGGGTGGGTAGATGGCTGGATTTATCCTAACTTATAGCGATGTGAATATTCAGGTCATTAAAAAAACTGATGCGGACGGTGTAGATAGCCCAAATATCTTTTTCGTAGGAGATAGAAAAAGTTGGCCATAGATCTAGCATCCTTGAAAACAGAAATTCAAACAGACCCACAGGGTTATGGTTACACGGGTAGTAACTTACAGATATCAAATGCTTTAAATCTTATACGTGTAACTGAAGTAGTGACTAGGAAAACTATTAGTGCTGAAGAGTTGCAAATATCAATTATTATAGCTGAATATACCACTTTGACTGATGTAGCTCGTATGGGTTGGAACGCTATTCTTATAGTTGCTGCTTCACACGGTATAGATGTAAGTAATACAGCATTACGAAATCAAATACTAGCTATATGGGGTGCTGGTACTGCAACTAGATCCAATTTAGCCACATTGCAAACACGGATCGGTAGTCGTGCTGAAGTTTTATTTGGTGAAGGTACTACTATATCAGATCATCTAGTTGAGGAGGCTTTGCTGCTCTAATGGCAAGTACATCACCAGCCGAAATCCTTATCAAAGATTCTACAGCAGGTAATCAGTTAGTTGTTATTGCTGATGACACATATACTAGTACAGCAGCAGGTACTAGAACAGACCAAATAGATTTAGCTGCTCTTGGTGCAGGAACAGCACGTCAGAGTGATGGTGTAGATTTTGGTACACGTAGAGCAGATTTACATTCGGTATATGCTGGTGTTGAACTGGTAGCTGCTGTAAGTGGCACTGTGATTGATTACTATATAGGTTTAAGTCCAACTACAAGTGTGCGTCCGGCTGGATTAACAGGTTCTGACTCTTCTTATGCAGGTACTGCTGGTGATTCTTTAGACGACTCTCTCAGACAATTGAATTATATAGGTTCACTAATAGCTACATCAGACACTACAGGTACACAGCAGAATCAGAGAATAGGATTTTTCAATGCTAGTGAACAATTTGGAGTTATAGTAGTAGACAATAATACAACTGTTTCTTTTGCCGATAATGGTGCTAATCTATATGTGCGTATTAACCCAATTATTACCGAAGTTCAAACTTAAATATGCCTGTACTATCTAAACATTTTATACAGCCTTCCTACCACAATATTGGGTTTGCTCATAGTGCTGCTGAATCGGCAAGGTCTCTGGATTGGGATGGATTGGTTGGACTGTGGTTGCCAACGCTTGGTCCCAGTGGGTTAACGCTTAGAGATTGGTCTGGATATGGAAACCATGGGAGTTTGGTAAGCATGGTTGAAGCCACTGACTGGGTTCTTGATGGAGAACTCGGGTATGTGTTGAACTATGATGCCACCGATAATAATGTAAAAATGGGAGACAACGGGCCGCTTCCTGGCTTGGGAGATGGTAGCTTTACCCTCAGCGCGTGGTTCAAAACTTCTAACACAAGCAAAGCTTTTATGCAGATTGTTACGCGAGATAACAACACGGATCAAGGAGCAGAAGGCAGACGGCTACTCGCCATATCAGCAACTGATGCTAGCAGTCGCACACCAGAATTTGTTATATTCGATGGTACAAATATACCCAGAGCAACTGCAACTCTCAACTATGATGATGGAAATTGGCACCATATTGTGGGAGTTAGAGATGTTGAGGCTGATGTCCTTATTCTTTATATGGATGGAAATGCCGAGATAATTTCGGTAGAAGATAGTACTACTACTTCCATTAACACTGCGCGACATGTTTTCTACATTAGTAACACGAATGATTTGGACACCTTTCCAGGGGAATTTGATGGGAGTATTGGCCCAGTTCGCATATACAACCGAGTTCTAACTCCCTCAGAGGTGTTGGAGCAGTATTTTGACCCCTATGGTATTGTCCGGCAGAAGCGGCCATTAATTGTTCGTATTGAAGATGCTATAAGTGTACCTGTGGTGGGTCAACCTTTTTATATACTCGATGGCAGATATCTTCCAGACTTTATTTCGATAAGGCAAATTTAGATGGCTGGCTGGCCTCCAATAAAAGCAGGGGCATTCACCCTGGACTTTGTATTCCGTGATGCAGATGGTGATCTATCCACTGCTGCTGCTGGTTTAACTTCTGTTTTTTCAAAGGACGAAGCTGCTTTCTCTTCTGGTACCAATTCTGTTGTTAATGAAACTGATGGGTTTTATAGTCTCGTACTGTCATCTACAGAAATGGATGCTGATAGAGTTATGGTCAAGATTGAGACCACATCTACCGGTGTGAAGCCAGCAGCCCAAGTTTTATATACCAGTGTTGTTCAAGTAGGTACTGTAGGTGTTGGAGGTATAACTTCAACTTCTTATGGGGCAGGTGCTATTAACTCCACTGCCCTAGCTACCGGTGTGATTATTGCCGAGAAATTCGCTTCGGGAGCTATTGATGCGGCTGCCATAGCTTCTAATGCTTTAACCACGGATGAGATAGCAGCAGGAGTGTTTACAAAAGTGTGGGCAGAATCTACCCGTAGTATCACATTCTTACCTATAGGAGTTATTACAAGTACCTCGATTGTAGATAGTGCAATTACTGCTGATAAGCTTGGTGCAGATGCTATTACGGCTGCTAAAATTGCTGATTCTGCTTTCACTACTGATCAGATAGATGCGGGTGTATTTACTAAAGTTTGGGCAGAATCTACACGTTCTCTTACTACACTCGGGGTAGGTATTATTACAAGTACCTCTATAGCAGATGATGCTATAACAGCCGCTAAGATAGCCACAGATGCTTTCACTACTGATGAAATTACAGATGGTGTGTTTACCAAGGTATGGGCTGAGTCAACCAGGTCTATTACTGATTTGTTAGTTGGATCTATCACATCTACTGCTTTTGCAGCAGGTGCACTAAATTCGACAGCTATTGATACAGGAGCTATATTAGCAGAGAAGTTTGCCGCAGGTGCAATTGATGCAGCAGCTATAGCTTCTAACGCACTAACCACTGATGAAATTACAGATGGTGTATTTACTAAATTCTGGTCAGAGTCAACTAGGTCACTTACTACACTAGGTGTTGGCCTTATAACAAGTACATCTATTGCAGATGCTGCTATAACGTCTGCTAAATTTGCTGCTAATGCTATTTCTTCTGGTGTTGTATCCACTGGTCAAATGGAAGAGGCTGCTGCTACTGTATGGGATAGAGTATTATCAGGTGCTCTACATAATATAGTTAATTCTGCTGGTAGGCGTCTTAGACAGATACAGGAAGCAGGTAATTATTCTAATGGTTTTGTATTCATAGATACTGTAAATGGTTCTACTGGTACAGACAGCTTTGAAGATGGTGTAGAAACTGCTCCTGTTGCTCCAATTGCTGATGCTAATACCATTGCTGATAATGTTGGACTTAGTAGATTTGCCATAGCACCTGGTTCAGATATTACATTCGCAGCGTCACAAGTAAATCAAGAATTTGTAGGGGAGAACTGGGAATTAGCATTAGGTGGTCAAATACTGAGCGGTTCTCACATCCAAGGTGCTCATATAACAGGTATTGCCACTGCAACGGATGAAATTCACTTTGATCATTGTGAAATGGATTTGTGCACCATAGGGACAGCACACGTAGATGAATGTGATATAGCAGGAACTATTACGCTATCTGATTCTGGGGATTATTTCTTTATACATTGTAATCATGGTGGTACAACTTCTATTATAGATTTTAGTACATCAGCAGGTGATCAAACAGTTCATGTGCATGACTATGCTGGTAGATTGACAATTGAAAATCTAGGTGTGGCTGGTACAGATGTTTTACATTTTGATGGAGCGGGTGCCAATCTAACATTATCTACTTCTTGTGTATCAGGTACTGTTAATCTGAATGGTGTCTTTACCTTTACCAATAATGGGTCTACTACTATTACGCTTAATAGAACAGGTGATATTATTTCATTAGTACCTACGGCCTTAGTAGGTGGACGTATGGATGCCGATGTAGGGGCTATGAGGGCAGATGTTTTAACTTCTACGGCAATTGCTGACGATGCGATAACAGCAGCCAAAATAGCTTCTAATGCACTAACAACTGACGAGATAGCCGATGGTGTATTCACTAAGGTATGGGATGAGTCTACACGTTCATTGACAACCTTAGGATTTACTCTTTCTTCTGGTGATTTTGGTGCTGGTGCTTTCTCCACTGCAAATATTGATCAAGGTGTGTTTGATAAAACTGCTGATGCGGTTTGGGATGAAGTAAAGGGAGATCATAATACGACTGGTACGTTTGGTAATGAAGTACAGGCTCACGCCCTTAGTGCAGAGATTACAGCTCTCAATGATTTGTCTGCGGCTGATGTTAATGCTGAAGTTGTAGATGTAGTATCCGTGGATGTATTTGGTGAACCTATAACGTCTACGTCCTTCCCAGGTGTGAGTGCAACACTTATGGAGAAACTAGGATTACTTCAAGCAGCATTTATCAATCGTGTGGATGTAAGTACTAATACCAAGACAATTTATACAGCCGCCGGCGCGGTATCCTTTACAAAGACGCTTACAGATACAGGTCTCTATACTGAGGCTGCTGCGACAACTTAAATATGGCTATAGATACAGCAAAAAAAAGGAGAAATATAAGTGCACTACATACAGCAATAACCATTGTAGGTGTTACACCTGATACACTTAAACCAGTAGCTTGGCGTCAATCAGTAGGATGGGGATATCTGGGTGTAACACCTAGTTTACCGCCAGTAGAGATTCCGTCTACAGTGTATTTTGATGCAGTGCCATTTGATATAAGGTACAAAACTCGGACAAGGGTATCAGATTCAACAGGCGATAGTTTTATTTAGGGGAAGAAATGGCTACAAGTTCTGATAGTTATGGGAATACAACTGGTGTAGAGCGTCTTGTAGGAGATATTGTTGTAAGCAGAACATTTAGTACTACTACAGTGCCTACTTTATTACAAGTAGAGTTGTCTATAGATGATATAGGCGCTGATTTAAATGTTGCTCTATCTGCTAATGGGTATAGTGTGCCTGTATCTACTTCTTCTGATCCTCAAGTACATAGATGGCTTGAAGCAATTAATAATTTTGGTGCAGCTGCTCTTGTTTTAGGTACGCTACCAATGACTGCTATAGCTCCAGGTCTAGAAGATGTTGGTACTAATCGTATGGAGTTATATCAAGCTTTTTTTAATCGAGCTATTACACGTATAGATGAAAAGAAAGTGCGTGCATCTAAATCCCCACGAGGTAGACTTGGTGCTATTATGGCTGGTAGTCAATCTGACACTGATGGGAACAGGAAACTCCCATTATTTAAGAGGGATGCTGATAATTTCCCAAGCACAAGACCATTTACAGAATAAAATGGTTAGTATAGAAGACATAGAGGACTATTATGAAGAACTCGAAACACAGACCATTGAAAAAGAAAAAAAAAGGGATAAAAAAGTCATAACCAAGATGGTAGTAGATGGTGCAGGAATAAAAACTGTGATCATTAATCGTAGGTATAAGAAACTACTAGAGGAAATATGGTAGGTCCATCTCGACCTAAACCAAGTAGGTATGATGAGGCTGGTTAATTTATATGTCGCTGGATTTAGAAAAACGGGCAGCATATAGACGAGAGTGGGCTAAGAGTCACCAAAAATCTGAACGATTGAGACTCAAAAAATGGCATGATGCTAATCGAGAAAAAGTCAATGAATATATGCGTGAATATCGAAAACTATACCCAGAAAAACTAAAGTCACAGAGAAAAATCAGGCGGATAAATCTAAAACAAGAAACTTTAGGTCATTATTTCGGTGGGAGTATGCCTTCTTGTGTGGTTTGTGCTGAGTCTAGGATTGATTGCTTATCAATAGACCATATTAATGGAGGTGGGTATCAACATAGAATGGGTGAATCAGGTATAGGTAATAACTTGTATACATGGCTTAAAGGAAATGATTGGCCGACAGGATTTCAAACTCTGTGTATGAATTGCCAGTTTATAAAACGTATGTCTAATGGAGAAAATAGGCATGTCGTTCAATAGTGTACAAGATGGTATAACTCGTACGCTAACAACACATGCAGATTTCTCTTGTGATAATGTGTTTGCTGATGACTTTCGTGGTTTAGGTGCTGGTAATGCTAGGTATGTTGCAACTAGTTTTGGTGGTTTTAGTAATGAGGATTTTACTTTCAGACAAGTTGAAAATAGATGGCTTGTTAATCTTGATGTTTATACACAGAGAACTGGTGAGATTGCTACTGCTATAGATAATGCACATACCAATATGCAAAATATAATAGATACTTTGAATCAATATCCACTTTTAAATGATACAACTGGTGTAACTGATCATAATATTGCTGTGATATCTCCTGTAGAACCATTTGATCCAGGTTCAGGATCTCGGAATGCATTTCTACATCAGCAAATAGTACTATCTGTTACTGAACTTTGTAATACGACTAGAGCAGAGCCATAAGGTAGGGGGAAGTGGTGATTGGACTAATAGTAGGTATGGGTGAAGTTGGTAAGGCTTTGTGTGAAGTACTATCTACAGTACACTCTATGCATGCCTATGATTCATCTTGGAAATTCCCTTTAAGAGAAGACCTAAAAGTAGATGTACTTCATATATGCTTTCCATACTCTGATCAGTTTGAATCGGCCATACAGAGTTATCAGGAACACGTACAGCCAAGTTACACTGTTATCCACTCTACAGTACCTGTAGGTACATCAAAGGCCCTAGAATGCTACCACAGTCCTGTTAGAGGGATACATCCACACTTAGCAGAGTCTATGAAGAATTTTACTATATACTTAGCCCCCTTACCAAATGAATTTTTACTTTCCTATTTTCATGAAGCAGGTATGTATGTCTATAAGCATGTAGGGAATCCATGTAACACAGAAGCCGGTAAACTATGGTCACTAGCTGCATATGCTATGAATATATTACTAGAAAAAGAGATACATAGATACTGTCTGGAAAATGAGTTAGATTTCAATGTGGTTTATACTCACTTCACCGATACCTATAATGACGGCTATGCTAGAATGGGTATGAATAACGTACAACGTCCTGTACTTGAACATATGGGAGGTACAATAGGTGGACACTGTATTATACCAGGTGTAGAAAAATTGGCAGATAGTGGTAGTAAATTGGCTGAAATAATTTTGGAATTGAACAGGTAATGGCTCAAACATTTTCAATGGACTTCCGTGTTTCTGGGTTAGATGAAGCTATTAGGGCTGCACGTAGTGTGACACCTGCTTTTACTACTGCTGTTCTTAACGATGGCCTACGAAGTATGGGTAGATTAATAGTGCCAGCTAAAGGATCTGGTCCATTGGCACAAGCCACACCACGCAAAACAGGTAAATTGGCTAGATCTACTTTCTTTGAGGTTATGCAATTAGGTTTTAACCAAATATTAGTAGTGAAACAACCAGCTAGGACACCACAGGAATATGGTAGTAAGTTCTACGGTGGATTTGTGCGTGGTGGAACTAAGAAGCATACTATCAGACCACGACTAAAGAGTGTACTAAGGTTTGAAATAGGTAATAATGTGTTTTTTGCTTCTCAGGTAGAACACCCAGGTACAAAACCAAATAAGTATCACATAAGGACATTAAACACATTGCAACCTCAAATACAGGCCATAATCAATAGGATGATAAGTAGATTAACTGAGAAATTCAGGACAGTAAGAGGGAGGTAAAGCTATGGCTGATGGTAACCCGCCATTTGATGCAAAATTTGAATTCTTTTCCATAGTAGACAGTGACGGTACTACTACACGTGAGTTATCTGCATTTTTAACTGGTGTTGATGGTTTACCTGGTGCACGTGAATTGCTAGACACATCAAAGATTACAGATAGTGGTAGAACATGGACACCAAGCCTTGTTAACGCTACTTTTGTTCTTGAAGGATATTATGATAATACTGCATCAGGTGGTCCAAGTATTGTACTAGATAATATTCTAGCCATGTCTACAGCTACTACATTTTCATATGGTCCAGCTGGTAATACTAGCGATCAAACACCTGTCAGTAGGCAATATTCTGGGGCTTGTTGGATTAAGTCAAATACAAATACAGGGCGTGTAGCTAGTGCTGTGAGTTTTAGAGCAGAAGGACAAGTTGAAGGGACTCTAACAATTGGCACATTTACTTAGGAGTCTTTATGCCTAGGACAAAAACTATACGATTTGATGATGGTGAAGATCACGCTACGTGCGCCTCTGGCGATTGGTGGGAGTTGAGGGCCTATCTACCTGTCTCACTAGAACGCGATTTTATCCAACATGCTGTAGATGCACAGGCTACTATACCTACAGAAGATAATCCTGAACCAGATATGGATTTGATCATGTCCTTGGCTAAACGTATGGATGAAATGGTTGTTAAGTCTACAATATCGTGGTCATATGGTCCTGTAGATATGGATACTTTTTATAGCGTTGTTCCTGGTCATCACTACTCACAAGTAGCTCAGTGGATTGGAGAAACCTACGGCCCTTTAGTATTGCAGAGTATCGAGAGGGGACTAGAAGCCTATTCATTGCTTTCAAATCAAAAGGAAGTGTCCCAATAATGTTTCAAGATGCCAATATTGCTGAGATAACAGGATGGACTTTTGATCAGATAGATGATGCTGATGTTGAGAGATTACGGAGGTTTCTTCTGTTCAAACAGGTAAAACAAGTGGCAGAATTTGGTGGAGAATTGGATATTTAATGATCGTAGATTGTGAGGAACTCACATGGTAACTCCTGGTCAAGATGCCAGTATAGCACTAACGTTTACAGCAAGAGATAATGCCAGTCCTGCTATACAGCGTTTAGGTGGTAATCTTTCAAGACTTAGTTCTGCTGCTGCCAGTGTGGGTAAAGTTCTTGCCGCGAATACAGCAACATTTTTGACTGCCGCTCTAGCTTTATCTTCAATAGGAGCACAAGCATCACAACTGGGGGTTAAATTTGGATTATTAACTGAAAAACAAGGAGACTTTTTAAATACAGCATTCCAGGTTACTGCCGTGGTATTAGGTACTGCTGCGGTTTTAGCACAATTGACACAGACACTGGGAGGAACTACTGCATCTATTCTCAAAGGAACTACTGCGTTAATACTCTTTGCTTCTTGGGCAGCGGTCGTTTTAGGTATTGTTACTACTTTAGTTACTGCATTCCAATTGCTAAATGATCCTGCTAATTTAACAACTATAGAAAAGTTATTTGGTGTTCGATTACCAACCTTTGATAGACCAGGAGAAGCACCTACTGGAGCAGGTAGATTAGGTGGAGCTGCTGTAACTGGGTTGACTGCTGGTGCAGTAGATCTTCAAGAATTAAGAGATTCAGTTGAATTCATTAATCGTAATTTGCTACGGATTGGATTGGGTGGATTTGGTCCTAGGGGTGGTGGAGGTGGAGGAGGCCAACCTGTCATCATTAACAACGGTACTATAATTGCCGATGAAAATGGCATACGTAGCCTTGAAACCAGATTACGGCGTGTACGTAAAGAAGATGAACGTGCTAGAGGTATAACAAAATAAATGCCCGCATCACTTGGTGGAACACTACATCCCAATGAACCAGAAGCCTCTATACCTGGGGGTGGTGAGACACTAGAAATTACTTTATCTGGTGCTGCTTTTTGGGTTGCTGGTGGTACAGAATTTGATGCCCAACGCCAAGGTATCATTGATGGGATGACTTCTAATAGGTCTACCGATGATGAACCAACAGGTTGGAATGCTATTATATTACCTGGTCAGACTGTTGGTGGTGTAGTGCGTAGTTCAGACCGTCTGATAATCATAACACTAGACGCTTTTTCAACTTATGATATTACACGTACTGAAACTATATCAGTTATTATACCAGATGATGCACAAAATCCTGAGCAAGAAATACATCCTGGTGCTGATGCTGGACCTGGTGTACAGGATTTTTCTACTATGGGTGCATGTACGCAAATTAATAGCACACAATCACCAACACCATTAACAAATACATCAACCAATATTGGAGTACAAGATTTTTCTACTATGGGATCATGTATTGCTGCCACTAGCACACAATCACCAGCAGCGTTAAGTAGCACATTCACACAAAATTTTACAGCGATGGGCACAGTTACTTTTGTAACATCAACATCTTAGGAGGAATATAATGTCTGGACTTTTACCTAGTTTGGGAAGTAGCATATTGAGGCTGAAAACTCAGATATGGGATGATGATGGTAATGAGATATGGTATAAAAACGGTGAAGCACACTCTTTCAATCGAAATATCCACAACATTGCAGCTTCTCAGATTTTAGATATAGATGCTGATGTTACCAGTACAGCGGGCTTTGGTGAGGGATCATTAGCTCTTGTAGATGTTATAGGTACTACCAACAACAGTCAGACTTCACCTTATGATATTGGACCAGGGGATAATATTGGTGGTGGATACAAAGGACCTGTAGGAGATTCTACGCACGGTATTGTAATAGGTACTGGAACATCTGGATTCACTTTTGAAGATTTTCAATTGGGGACACCTATCGTTAGTGGTTCTGCTGCTGGTGAAATGGGCTATAGTTCTGGTGAAAATGCAGTTATAAGTTTTAGTACAACTACTGATAGATTTAGTGTTGATTATGCTAGATTTTTTAATAATAATACTACTGCATCTATAACGATTGCAGAAATTGGTATGGTTTCACAAATGGATATCCCAAATCAAATTGAAGTTATGGTTTGTCGTGATGCTCTATCTACTACGTTACCTGTTCCTGCTGGTGGACAACTGAAAGTAACTTATACCTTTACATCTCCAGCATTTACTACTTAGTAATTAATGGCAATTATAGATGCTGGTAGTTTCCAGATACTTACTGGCGGTGCTTTTTCTGGGTTTCCAGATTACACCATCATTGTGGACTGGAATAATGACGATGTATTTTCTTCATCTGAAGAGATAACTGGTGATGTTCTTTCTGTAGATTGGGGAAGAGGTAGAGATCCTGAAGAAGAGAATACACCAGCAGGTTTTGCTACTATTATAGTCAGTGATCCAAGTGGTAATTATGCTCCAGCCAGTGACTTTTGGGGGGCAGGTAATGTAACCATGAATCGCAGGGTCCAGGCTATTTCTGTTTATAAAGATACAACATACCATCTTTTTGACCAACGTCTACAACGTCTAACTCCAGATATCCGACCTGGTAATGATCAAAGAACTACATTATTCTTTGTAGACGAGATGGAGCTTCTTGATAATAAGATAATTTCACATCCAAATTTAGGGTTAACATCTGCTGATGATAATTTAGGCAAACTCCTACTTAGTGGGGTTGCTGATTTAACATTTGGTAGTACCTCTGATGGAGCTATAAAAAATATACTAGACGAATCCTCCTTTTCATCAACTAAACGCACAATTGCACAGACAGGATCAACTGCCGAATTCTGGTGGACTTATGGGGTGTCGGCCAGGGCTGCCTTAAAAGAAATAGAACGTCACGAAGGCCAGAAATCTATGATATTCATAAACAGTTCTGGTTCTGTGGAATTTCATTCAAGTACGCATCGTGAAGGTTCGGCATCGGTAGCAAGTTTTGGTTTTGGTTCTGCTGATGGTTTGTTATTTCAGTCTATAGCTTATGAGATGTCTGCCAAGAATGTTGTTAATGTTGGGGAAGTTACTTCTCACATACGTGCTGATTCCACATTAGATATTATAGCAGCTATACCACTATCTCCCCACATTATAGCAAATGGTGATACTTTTGCATTTATAATACGTCTTGATAAACCACCAGTACAAAATGCCATTATTCCAGAAGCAAATAAAGATTCAACGGCTGGATTCTCAATAATATCAGCACCACCTGGTGTCACCTCTTATGCATCTGCTGATAATGATAAACTGATACAGGCTGAATTTTTTGGTGCTTCTGCTGCAAGAATAGTCATCACTAATAATGTTGGAGAATCTGTGCTTGTAGATGCACCTGAAACTGCAATAGATCAAAATAATATAGCCATGCGTGGGTTTGTTTTCCAAGACCAACCAATTACATCATGTAACACTGATGCTGCTTCTATTGGTGTATATAATCGTAGAGCAGAAGTAGTGGATTTCCCATTTTTTGGGGATACTAATTTAACAAAAAACGATAATTTAGCACAAGATTTGGTAAGGAATAATAGCACTGCCCATGCCAGTAATATCACTTTCCATTTAGAAGGTAGTGATAGCAATTCGATAGTACAAGTACTGATTAGAGATTTAAATGAACGTATTACCATCAATAGTACAGGTAACTTAGGCATAACTAACACAGATTTTTACATAACACGTGGTGACTGGAGCATACAAGATGGTGGACATATATTAGTAGATTGGACATTACAGGAAGCTACGTAGACCCAATGAACGGTAACACACAAAAACTAATTTGGTGGATTCTTGGAGCATTACTTGTCGTTACTATGAGTTTATCGTCTACACTATTTGGCATGATCCAACAAGATATCACCCGCATAGAACAACGCCAAGTAGTGATAGAACAGAAAATTGAACAGGTACAGTTGGAATACTATAAGATAGATGTTATACAGCAACAATTGGAAGAATTAACCAAGGAAATTAGGATGCGCAAATTCGCCAAATAGTTCTTTGGCACTCCGATCATAACATTTTGCTGCTTCTATTTCGTTAGTGAAATATCCTAAGTGTATTCTTCTTTTATTGTATTTGATCCTTGCGTGCCATTTCCCATATGTTGTATCCCAGTCGACTCCTTTATATTTAGATGTTCCTCCCCTCAGTTTCTTCTGATTATGTTGGTTTTGTGCAGGAGTAGCCATCCGTAAATTTTGGTGACGATTGTCTAATCCATTACCATTTATATGATCTACTTGAATCCCATCATTTGGCCGTAGCCCTAGAATCATACGATGCATGTATACATTAGTCTTATTGATTCTTGTTTCTGCATACCAAGTATTGTGATGGGGATATGTACGCCATTTGTACAGTGTGAGTAATGGTAAATCTGATTTATCTACCAAAATAATTGTGCCAGATCTAGAAATTATTTCACTCATGTTATTGAACAACAGTTAAAGGAATTACTTAGTCGCTAACTTTTCGCTACAAAGTTTACAAGTACAGATTTCCCCATTTTTCATAATATGAACAGTTGAACAATATTCACATATTTGATATCCATCTTCAATATCCTCAAACCAGTAATGGCCACATCGACAAATTCTATCCACTATTGAAACTTGGTTCAATACATAATATGTACGAAATTTGCTATTATCCCAATTGATACGTGGCAAAGCTTGTCACACTTTTCTTTTATATGTATCCCAAGAATGTATCCTTCCCATTGTATATGAAGATTATAGCTCTATCCAGTTCTCGGTTGTCAGTCTTTCTCACATCATACAACCAGTTATCACCATCTGGCATCAACATAACTGCTAACTTACAACTCTGTTTGACTGTTCTAATGGTTGGTACTGTAGAATTAAACACTATATTCTTCCATTTTTACATAATACTCTGACTGTATAGGCTTTGTTTCTAGAATCCCGCAATTCCGACATATCGGATAGTTTTTGTACTTTACGGGTTCAATGTGATTTCCCTTGGCACATTCTTCATCCAATTCCTGATAATCACTATTGATATAATCCCATAACACTTCCTTTAGTAATGCCTTCATTAAATCTGTCATGTTTTTGTTCCTCACTCCTTACTTGATTTACCCAAGTATACACAGTTATAATAGAAATACAAGCCATTTTTGGTAACATTTTGGGAGTATTATGTTAATTGCTGTAATTGGTTGTGGGAGTATCGGATGCAGGCACCTACGCAATTTTATGATGATGGGCCAGGAGAACCTTATAGCAGTTGATACCAGTGCTGCTAGACTCACAGATGCACGTGACCAAGTAGATAACCTACGTACATATTCAAGCGTTGAAAGAGCATTAGAAAACAACCCCCAAGCTGCTATCATATCTACACCTCCTGCTACACATGACTCAATTGCTGTAAATTTTATATCTGCTGGTATACCTGTATTAATTGAAAAACCCCTAGCACATACGTTATTTGAAGGGAAAGCCATAAAAGATCTTGTTAATGCATTTAGGACTATGGCCTGTGTGGGTTACTCTATGCGCTTCCATCCAGCTATACAACTCATACGTGATGAACTCCTACCAAGGGTAGGCAAGCCACTATATGCACGTGCTGCAGTAGGACAGTACCTCCCTGATTGGCACCCTGGTGAAGACTATACGCAGTGGTACATGGCTCATGCAGATCAAGGAGGTGGTGCACTATTGGATTTGAGCCATGAGATAGATTACTTGCAACATCTACTTGGTGGGCATATGAGAGACGTTAAAGGGTTTGTGGGTAAAGTATCAGACTTGGACATAGACAGTGATGATCTGGCTGATTTTACAGCACGTGTAACCCCCAATCCTTGGGTTAATGGTGTACAGGTTAGTGTACATATGGATTTGCTGGATCGTTCATACAACCGTGGGTTACGCATTGTCGGCACAGAAGGTACTATTAAATGGGAATGGGGAGATGATGTATATCTCTATCCAAAGAGTACTAACTTTAATGTTCCTATTGTGTATTCATATGATAAAGATCGCAACGTACAGTTTGAAGAAGAAATGAAAGCTTTTATAGAATCTGTACAAACCAAGACACTACATCCAAACCTGGCAACAATTGATGACGGTATTGAAGTCTTGAAAGTCGTGGAGGAATTGAGATCGTGTCAGTAGTCGCAGTCATACCAGCACGTGGTAACTCGAAACGCTTACCCCAGAAAAATGTGAAGATTCTAGACAATAGACCTCTGATTGCATACTCTTGTCTTGTTGCACAGGCTTGTAACACTATTGATCGTGTTGTTGTGGTTAGTGATAGTTCTGAAATATTAGAAGCCGCTAGACTATATACAGATGAAACAGTTCAAATACCCGATAAATTTACTACAGATTCTGCACCTTTAACAGAAACACTTCAATGTGTGATGGAAGATTTTAAATATGATTGGGTAGTATTACTTCAACCAACTTGCCCCTTACGCCAACCCAGTCTTGTTGATAAATGGATAAGAGAGATAGAGGGCAAGGATGTTGATGGTGTGGTGTCTGTTGATCTAGATAGTTATAAGATTGGTTCACGTGCTGGTAATCTTTATGCTCCAACATACATACCTATGACACCAAAGGCTCTGCTACAGCCACTAATGCGTGAAAATGGTGTACTCTATGTTTTTAAAACTGAAAATGTATTACATGGTTTCCCTTTTACCTACAGGATGGTGCCAGTACAAACACCTAAAGATCAGTCTCTAGCGAATGTTGATGATCAGTTTACTTGGGATTTGATGGAACACTTCTACTACACTATGGGGTATCAGGATATGTTTCGAGACTTAGAGACTCGTAGGAGATTTTTTAATGGTTAAGACAATTAACATAAATGGTTTACCTGTGGGTGGTAGATTCAAGCCTGTATTTATCGCAGAATTAGGGATCAATCATAATGGTAGCTTGTCTGAAGCTGGTGAATTGGCTATGCAGTGTGCTGAAGCTGGTGCAGATATTATCAAAACTCAACTACACCTACCTGATTATGAAATGCTGCCTACACATCTTTGGTATGATTTGATGCAGAGATGTAAAATTTCTATAGATCAATTAGCTGCTCTTAAAGAATATGTAGAAAATGCTGGTGCTGGATTTTTATGCACACCTTTCTGTAGAGAAGCTGCTGATCAATTAGATAAAATAGATGTTAGTGCTTTTAAGACCGGTAGTGGTGAAGCCAATAATATTCCTTTTTTAGAACATGTAGCTAGCAAGGGTAAGCCTATGATCATCTCTACTGGTATGATTACACGAGAGGAGTTGATAGCTTCTATAGACGCTGTACGTAAAATAAACACACAAATCATACTGATGAACTGCACTAGTAATTATCCTTCAACACCAGAACAAACACGACTACACAGGATAGATTGGCTTAGGTCTACCTTCAATGTTCCAGTAGGACAATCAGATCATACACCCACTATATCAACTGCTTTAGGGGCTATTGCTAGAGGTGCCGTTGCTATAGAAAAACATGTGACGCTAGATAAAAGTGCTGATGGACCTGATCATAAAGTATCCCTACTGCCCAGTGAATTCAAGCAGATGGTAGATATGGGTATGGAAATTTGGGAAGGATTACAGTATCAAGCTACAGGTATGGAAACTCTGATAGAAGGGGAACAAGAATTAAGGGATATTGCCAATCATAGTGTGGTAACTCTCAAACCAATCACAGTAGGCGATCCACTAACCAGAGAGAATATAGGAATCAAGCGCCCAGGTACAGGTATACCGGCTTCAGAGTATGAACAACTTTTAGGTACAGACGCTTCTAGGGATTATGATGCTGATGTGTTATTATAAAAAGCTCAAAGGTTGTAAGTAAAGAGCGGTTGGAGGGAGGGACTTAGTTTGTTTAAAGTTAGATGGATTTTATTAGGTTCAGTAATAGCTACTATGCTATGGGTATCACTGTTTGCGATTATTGGAAATCCTAGCCAGTCTCCAATGGCGTGTATGTCTGGTTATGTTACTGTTGATGGTGGTGGTCCCTATAGTCAAAGGATGATAATTGGGGATCTGGAAATTTGTGGTAGGGATATAGAGGTAGGTAATATTACTGGACCTAGTAAGATCTACGATCATGGTGATCCTCTTTAAATACAAGTACTACACCACTTAGAAAATTACAAGCAAGATACAATTTGTGTAATTCACCATCTGTCATATCAACCAGTAAATTTTTAATTTCTGTACGGTCTTGTTCTGTAGCAGCTAAAAAAAGCTCACTTTCTACAAATGCGGTTCCATACTTACTCATAGTATATTTCTCCAGTAAGAAGCAGTATCCTCGATAGTTCTACGTAACGTGATCCTTGGTCTCCATCCTAACAGTTCTTTGACCTTAGCAGTATCCGGTTTCCTGTGTGGCATCTCTGTATATAAATGTGGAGGTTGTAGTAAGCTAATATTTACAGAAGGATTTACAATTTCACGTACAAGGTAGGCTAATTCCAACATGGTTACTTCATGTGTACTACCTAGGTTGTAAGTCTCCCCTTCTATACGCTCTTGTTCATCAGCAACACATAGATCTATGAATCCTACAAGTGCACTAGCCACATCACGCACATCAGTAAAACATCTAGTTTGACTACCATCCCCATAGACTCGGATATTCTTACCCTGTAGTGCCGTCTTTATAAAGTGTGGTAGAACATAGGAATCAGACTGTCCAGGGCCCGTGATGTTAAAGAAACGTATCGTAGTTCCATTTGCTGCTTGGGTTAGATGTTCACCAGCTAATTTACTGATAGCATAAGACCACCTAGGTTCATGGGCAGGACCAATAACAGAATAGGAATCTTCCTTAAAAGGTAAATCTGTGTTGTGGCCATAAATATCTGATGTGGATGCAAAGAAAACATGGGCGCCATAGGATTGGGCAAGGTCAATAATGTTCATGGCTCCTACAACATTGTCGCGTATAGTTGCACCAGGATTATCCATAACATTTTGAACGCCTAGAGTTGCTGCTAAATGCATAACAACATGGGGCCTGAAAATATCGAACTCTAAAGCTAAACCATCTCTATCCCTGATATCTCGTATCCTAAAGGAGTCACAAGAAGATTGTAAGATGCTGTGTAGATCTATTCCTTGAGTAGTTAAACCATCTTCTTTAGCCAGACGTGCACATAGGTAGCGTCCTATAAATCCTTTACTTCCTGTAATAAGTATTCTCATTTTTCAATAAAAGTCCCAATCTCTAGGAGGAATTCTCCATGTAGATAAATAAGCTAAAAGATGTGCCAATGGCGACCATTTGGAATAACAAATGCTATGTTTACATTTACTCAACATGTTTATTAATACACTATCTTCTTCTGTATAGGTGGTAGATCAATGGTAGCCAATATATCTGCTATAGCCATACCGGCTTGACCATTACCATAGATTTGTTCAGGTTCATATTTACCATGACATAATTGCATGTCAACTGCCATTGAAATTGGATGTGCGTTTGATTTTAATATAGGTTTTTTACGATTAACATTGGTTCCTCTTTCCCTATATTGCTGCCTAATACCTACATCTACAACAGGTGTACCAAAATACCCAGCTTCATGTATACCAGCACTACTATTACCTACCATGACTTCAGCATGTGCCATTAACAAAGTGAAGGTTTCATTAGTTACATTACTATAAATTAAATTAGTATTTTTTATAGCATACTTTTCGTCTTTAATAGCTCTCCAAACTTCTTGATATCCTGCATCATGGTTAGGTCCAATAGTAATAATCTTACCGGTCCATGCTTGACGTATACCCTCTATCGTGGCTCTGGTAGCCTCATACACAGCCTCTAACTCAGTTGTGACTGGATGCATAAGGAAAAGTATGTAAGGCTCCTCTACCAGCCTCTCCGTAGTATCCACACGGCTAAGCAGATCAATGCTAGGACACCCAACAGTTCGTACATATTTAGGATCTTCCCCCATTTTGATAATTCTCTTGGCACTACGTGCCGTTGCAGGAAAATGTATGTGTGATAGTTTAGTTACTGCGTGTCTGATACTTTCATCTATATTGCCAGTAACTTCACCACCTTGAATATGGGCTATGTGTATGTTCATCAAGGTAGCAGCCTGGGCAATAGCTAGTGTTTCATACCTATCTGTTAGGGCTATGACTATATCGGGTTGGGTGTGGTTTAAGTATGATCTCAATGCTGTTAATAGATTTATTGATTGATCAAGCATAGATCCTTGTTGACCATAATAGGTATCTAGAACATTATCAGGTGTCCAACCATCTAGATACTCACGCCATAGGTTAGACATAGGACCACAGACAGCAAGAGATAATGTCAGATCATCATGGGCAGATACAGCTTCACATACTGACCTTGCCTTAGTCCAGTTAGTTCTAGAATCTACCACAATTGAAATCTTTCTCATACTATTATAAATAGTAGCACTAGCATCAAGGAAATACAATAGTCTTAACCAAACCGTTACTAAATTTAATTGAATCTTTACCAAAGAGGTGATAGGCTGGAAAGCAGTATATTATTTTACAGGAGAATTAATAATGACCACAGAATGTCTAGATGAATGTGATGGTTCTGTATTATGTGAATGTCCAGAATGTGCTAATGCTAGAGAAGAAATGATACGATGGGGTCACTTTGTACCAACCAAAGAATGGGAAGAGAGTAAACCTACAGGTGAAGAACTAGAGGAAAAGTTAAAGGAGTTGTATTAAAATGAAAACGTTTATATTACATTGGCGTGGTGGAATGAAGGACCAAATTGTAGAAGGTTATGACATCGCTGATGCTTTTAATAAGGCTGGTATTGGGCATGGAGCACTTCCTGCATTAGATTATTGGGAACCTGTTGTGGATGTTACAGAAATTATTAAAAAGTATGATGAAGAGGAATAATGGAATTACTAGTTTGTGATTTTTGTGAGACACCCATATTTGGTGCTACAGCGTGTGATCCTTGCAAACTCCTACGTAAAAAACTAGACGCTTTCCCTACTCTTCTTGAAGCAGCAGAGTTAGCTTTCTATAATCTCCCCTTTATAGCCTCACCACAAACTATCGGCAGTGTAGTGTATCAAGAAACACGTATGAAACTACTGTTGACCATTGAGAAATTCGAGGATAATTAAATATGCCATTACAAGGCATGTCGGCAAAAAATGAAGCTAAAACACACTGTATGCGTGACCATCCATTTGATGAGAAAAATACCAGATGGTCTATGGGTAGACATGGGCGTAAAATTAGACACTGTAAAGTTTGTGAAAATTCTAATTTTTATAGAAAATGTAGATGTGGGAGTAATCAATGTATAAAATGCAGAATTCTAACTCCTACAGAAATTAAAGGTATTGCTAAATGGGGAATCAGAGTACCAGAGATAGTAAATCCTCTAAGGAAGGGTATGGAATCACCACAAGAATGTAGGAAATGCAGAGCCATAGGAGTACACAACTTCTTTCACGATTTTACAGATGGCATGGAATCTTACAGGTGTAGACAATGTGGTACTGAACACTACGCTTATGATGCACCACCCAAGACATATTCTAACAGGGGTAAATATTCGAGTTAAAGGCACATAGTGGGAGAATATATGAAAACTGTTTATAAGTATCCTCTACCTTTTACGTCTGGGATTGTTTTAATGCCAAAAGATGCTATGGTAGTGCATGTATCTGAGCAGAATGGAGAACCAATGTTATGGGCAGAAGTGAATACTGAAGAAGGATTAGAAGAGAGATATTTTATTATTTATGGTACTGGGCAGAATATAGATTCTAGGTATGGTTATATTGGTACTTGGATGAGTCCACCTTTTGTATGGCATCTTTATGAATTATATTCTAAACAGATAGGAGAGTGTAGTTGTGGAAGTTTTTAGTCAACGGGTAGAGTGGAAACCCACAGTTTTGATACCTGTTAGTGATGTACAGTTTGGATCTGATGCTTGCTCTGCTGATGCCTTTCGTAGATCTATCAAGCGTCTATTAAAAGAGTATGAAGATTGGCAGATTTTATTTCTAGGTCTAGGTGATTATACTGATTCCATACGTCCCTCTCTACGTAAGAAGTATGCTGCTTCTGATCTTAATGAAGATGAACATTTTGTTAAAGGTATAGGGAAGGAGATCAACAATCATATCAATGGATTCCTCAAATTAGTAGAAGGTACTGAAGGTAAATGGCTTGGTATGCTAGAGGGACACCACTATTTTGATTATGGTAATGGGGAGACTAGTGATACTAAAATAGCTGATAGATTAGAAACTAGATTCCTGGGTGATAGCACTATGTTCAATCTACTCTTTACTAATAGTTATGGTAATGTTGTTACATTTAAGATCTGGGCACATCATGGTGAGGGTGGTGGTCAAAATTCTGGTGCACCTTTAAACAAACTAGAGGATAAACTTAAGACATTCGATGCCGATTGTTTCCTTATGGCTCATCAACACAAAGCCGTTACCGCAAAAAAGCCTTTTCTTTACCTGAATGGTGCTTATGATACCCCTGAATTGACACACAAAGATCGTAGTATGACATGTACAGGAGGATGGTTGCAAGGTTATATGCAGGGTAGTAGATTTGGTAACAGGGCTGGAGGACATTATCCAGAACAGCGGATGTTAACACCGGTATCAATTGGAGGTTGTCGTATACATCTCATACCCAAGCGTGGCCACAGAGTAAATTGGATAGAACAGGAGGTAATTATCTGATGTTACCAAGTGAATATGTACAAAAAGGTTGGACTATAGAAGTATCAGCTAGAGATAAATATAGTGAGTTTGTTGCAACAGATAGTCCTGATGCATGTATGTGGTGTATTTTAGGGGCAATTAGGGTATCTGAATCTGATGGAACCATTACTATGGTACAAAAAAATATCATATATAATTATTTAATTCAACATATAAATGGTGGGGTAGCTAGTTGGAATGACAGACAAGAAACATCTGAACCTGTTATCAAAATGTTACAAGAAGCAGAACTGGAGGTATTAGGAATTGGATAACATAATTGGTATAGTCACAAACTCAGAAACCAAACAAGGTGATAGGAAAGATGGTAAGGGTAAATGGACCAGGTATGCTTTCCAACTCAAGGATGCTAGAGGTGTTGAGTCTTGGTATTCTTGTTTTGATCAATCAGCTAGAGAAGTTGAAGTAGGCCAAGCATATGAGTTTGCATATGAAGTGAATGGTGATTACAAGAACCTATCTACTTGGATGACTGTAGATGCTGATGAACATGGTCTGAGTATGTCTACACCAGTTGTTGATGGTCAAGGTGAATTTAGACGTAGTAAAGAAGAAGTGCGTTGGACTGAAGCCTACCACATGGCTACTAGGATGGTTGCTCCCACTGTTGTGGTGGAAGTGGAACAATGGAAAATCTTTCAGGATATAGGTAATTGGGTTACATTTTTCTACGCTAAATTGGAAGGTATTGATATCACTAGAGATACTCTACAAGCTCTTGAGAAGCCCGTAGAGACCCCTGCAACGGTTGAGACACCCACAAGTGCAACTAGCGTTAGCAAGACACCACGTGGTAGACCTAAGAAAGCTGTACAGGCACCAGAAACTACCAATGCAACAGCAGACTTTGCACTGCTCACGGCTTTCAATGATGCCAGAGTTGCAGCAGATATGAGTATGGAGGATGTAAACGAATACATAGAAAAGACATATAAGGTAGACACAGTGAGGAAATTATCAGAAGTACAACTTGGGGATGTTATCAGACATATTGAGAACCAAACGTAATCGTTAAGGACTGAAGGAGAAAACTAATGCATAAAGCAATTATTATCGGACGATTAGGACAAGACCCAACTATGAGGTATACACCCAATGGTAATGCTGTTACATCCTTCTCATTAGCTAGTGACAACAAACGTAATGGCGAAGACAATACTGAATGGTTCAACTGTTCTGCTTGGGGTAAGTTAGCAGATATATGTGAACAGTATCTAACCAAAGGTTCACAGGTCTACGTAGAGGGTCTACTAACCAAGAGGGAGTATGAAACCAGAGATGGTGAAAAACGTTCTAGCTTAGATGTAAATGTAAATATTGTGCAATTCTTGAGCAGTGGAAACCAACTTGACGGGGAAATTAGAGACGTTAAAGTCTATGATAAAGCACTTTCATCTGATGAAGTATCACAAACGTATGTAGATGGCGTAGATGATTTACCATTCTGATGGAAAGTTAATAAAGCTAAAGAGAATAGAACTGGACCTAGATCAGAAGACGTTGGCACAAAAGGCTGAAGTTAGTCAACAACAAATAAGTAAACTAGAAGCAGATATTACTTCAGGGATCAGAACCTATGACAAAGTCTGGAAAGCTTTAGACGACTACGAAAAAGAATTTTTAAAAGAAAATTAGGGGCTAGTCTAATGGATAATAGGTTTCTGCAAGCTGCGCTCGTGTATTTTGAGCGCGGATGGTGTGTCATACCCTGTAAACCTGGAACCAAAGTACCTGCTGTGGACTGGAAGAAGTATCAAGAGAATAGAACAACTAAGGAACAGATAAAAGAGTGGTGGTCTAAATGGCCAGATGCTAATGTTGCCATAGTCACAGGTGAAATATCAGGCATAACACTGATAGACATAGATGGCAGCAAGGGCATAGAATCGCTCACAATGTTACCTGAGCCTCTCCCAGACACACGCAAGCACAAAACCCCCCACGGTACACATCACCTATATCAATACCAGTCTCTGTTGTACACAGGTGCTAATTTCCTACCTGGTATAGATGTACGTAATGATGGGGGTATTGCTGTCATGCCCCCTAGTATAGTTGATGGGGAAGAATATAAAGTTGAAGCTAACAGTGATGTCTTCGCAAGATTTGATTTACCACCCGATATACTTTACAACAGAAGAACTGGAGTATCTGAAACTAATGGTCCAATTGGAGATGGATCTTATTTACAATGGCTTGTTAATGCATACAATGATGGGGCTGGAGAAGGAGAACGTAATAACACAGCTCACCAATTGGCCAGTTTCTTCCGAACCAGAAACATCCCTCCTGAATTTGTCAGTGCTATCTTAGCTGATTATGCTGAACGCTGTGATCCACCTATGGATTTGGATGAATTAGAAACCACTATCAACAGTGCGCAGAAATACCCAACTCAAATGCCAACAGAACTATCACCTGACAAGTACAAGATAGATGTTAGTAAGGTAAACATACCGAGGGAAAATCGTGGTGAAATAATAACCTATACAGAACAACTTAATGACGATATAGAATTAACCCTTAAAGCTACCAATATACGCAAAGAAAAAACAGGAATACATGCACGTATTGAGATAATTTTTAATGGGTTAATTTTAGCATGGACTAATTTCAATATTGAAAGAGATTCAGAACGGGTTACGCTAAACAATTCTGCTTATAGTAAATTACCAGATAACTGGGAAAAGCAAATAGATAAGCGTGTGATGAAACAGTGGCTGGATGAATTTACTGCTGTCTTATGGGATTTATATCTAGGTCAATTGGAAGCAATGGATCATGTAATTACTGAAATAAAGGAACAAGTATTTCTAATCAAACCATATGTTATGCCAGAAGCCGGTACCATTATCTTTGCTCCACCAGGACAAGGTAAGAGTTGGACAGGTATAGCTATGGCTATCTGTTTAGATTCAGGTAACAACACTATATGGAATATACCAAGAGCAGAAAAAGTACTATTCTTAAACCTAGAAAGGTCTGGTTATTCAGTGGGTAGACGTATAGCTCAAGTCAACCAAGCACTTGGTCTACCTGTAGATCGTCCACTACTTACAATCAATGGACGTGGGAGAACACTAGAAGATGTACACGAAGCGATTCTAAAGGCCATAGAGACGTATGGAGTGAAGTTAGTACTAGTAGACTCCATAAGCAGGGCAGGAGCCTCTGGGAGCCTTACAGAGAACACATTTGCTAACAGGATAATGGATTTACTTAATGGACTAGAGATAGCGTGGTTAGGATTGGCCCACTCACCTAGAGCAGATGCTAGTCACATTTATGGTAGCCAGATGTTTGATGCTGCTGCTGATGTGATTATTCAATTGACTAGTGATGACAATATACCTAACCATCTAGGCATAGGGCTAACAGTAACTAAAGCTAATGATATAGCTAAACCCAAACAGATGAAGGTAGATATTGGATTTGATGAAACGGGATTAATAGACATTAATACTACCAACATTAATATGTTTATTGAACTAGAGATAGCATCCAAGAGTCAGAATAACGGTACAGCTATCTTGGAATACTTGCGAGATGGTGAGGCTACTGTTAAAGAAATTGTTGCCAATACAGGAATTTCTAGGAGAACGGTAGCAGCTTTTATAAAAGCATCACAGATAATCATTACAACTCATGAGTATACAAGTAATGCTGACCCTGCAAAATATGGGTTTAAATTAATTTGAATATTCGATGGGCATGGTATGGGCGAATGATGCCCACAAGTCGATGGGCGATGGGCAAACCTATACTTAGAAAAATGCCCATAAGGAAATATTATACATATTAGATATAAAATAAAGTAATTAGAGCCTTTTTGATGGGCATACTATATATTACTAATTGATCTTAATAAAATGGAGCATGCTCATCAGTCACCCAATGCGCTTACGCGCGGGTGCCCAAGGTCGCATGGAGAGGGTAAAAGTTATGGTCAAAATATTAGCAATCGATGGAGGAACTTACCACACTGGATATGCATTCTTTGATGACAATCATTTGATCTATGCTGATGTTGTATCACCCCCAGAAAATTGGTTGAGTTATGAACGTATTGCTAATATTATAGAGAGTATCAAACATTTGTTGCGTGATGCTGATGTGCTGGTGTGGGAATCATGGCGTGGTCCTAGGAATCCGGAACTACAAGTATTGTTGCGTTGCTTACGCCAGTTGGCCAAGATGTACAATTGTGAACCTGTTGAGATACATGCATCCTCAGTGGTCAAGGCTATATCTTTGGATGGTAAAGGTAGACAGCGTAGAGAAGCCAGGAAGTTGGCCATCAGAGAAGGTGTTGCTTATCATTATCCAGAGTACCAGGATACACAACAAGATATTCAAGATGCAATTGCGATAGGATGGTGTTACTTACATGTTTGATAGATTTGATATATGTGAAGCTTACTATGTGTATGCTATGTTATGGCATAAAGGGCAGTGGTCTAAAGAATATGAGATATTTGGTAGGTTAGACAGGATAGGATTTAAACCATCACTTATGTTAAGTGGACCAGAGAACTTAACTGAAAATGGTTATGAGATATATAGCAGGTTGGTACAAAAATGCATTATCTAGGAGGAAAATTTAGGGTAGCTAAGAAAGTAGTGGGTTATCTTGAATCAATTCGTATATCAGAACAGATATTTTTGGAACCATTTGTTGGTGGTGCCAATATTATTAGTAGAATGAATGGATTTAGAATTGCATCTGATGCTAATACTGATCTAATTGCAATGTATAGAGCATTACAAGATGGCTGGTTACCACCACAACAAGTTACAGAAAATGAATACAAAGATGCTAAAAGAGATAAGTCTATAGATCCGGCATTACGAGCATTCATAGCCGTAGCCTGCAGTTTCAGCGGTAAGTGGTTTGGTGGATATGCCAGAGATCCTAAGTCAGATAGAAACTATGCGCTTAATGGATATAATTCATTGTTAAAATTGAAACCACGTATTGATGGTGTACTGTTTTATCCTAATGACTATAGATATTGGGAACCATTTGATGCTTTGATATACTGCGATCCCCCCTACGAAAATACAACCGGATTTGATGCACTTAAGGGATTTAATCATATAGAATTTTGGGATACAATGCGTGAGTGGTCACAAAATAATACTGTTGTGATATCTGAATATGTTGCACCGGATGATTTTGAGTGTGTTTTAGAAATATCAACTAAGACTGATATAGGCAACAAAAACAATGAAAAAATATCTAGAATTGAAAGGTTATTTAGACATGAAAATAACACGTAAAGAATACCCCTTGTCAGTTGTCGCTGATAGTCTAGATCCCCCACAGATTCGTAAAGACACTTGGCATGTGACCAACCTCATAGCGGAAGGATTAGCTATATCACAAGGCAAGCGTGCTGCTCTATATACTGGTGATGATAGTGGACTCATGGCTATGGGTAGGATATGGGAACCATCAGCTAGACCTTGGCTTACTGAATATGCTAGCTATCTTGGTTACACAGTTGAGTATGCTACTCAGGATAAACCACTAGAAGTATGGATTGGGGACATACTAGGTAATTTAGATGCCAAGGTGTGGGATGGTGAACGATTGGTAGCAATTGTTGACATGAAATTCACCACAGGTAACCCAGACTTTACTCAGAAACACCAGAATATGCACCAGTTTAAGGCATACTGTTATTCAGAGAGTGTGAAGGAATTCTGGATACTTATACTGCATATTCCACATCCAGAAAAAAAGGGCAGACCTGTAGCAAAATTCTATGTTGATGTGTTGGAGTTTGAGCAAGAAGAACTAGATGCTACCTGGAAATTAATTGTGGATACTAGGGAATATTTGGAGAAGAATACATGACAACTGAGAACATGGAGAAATGGCTAAATGTAATACAAACATTGGTGAAGCGATACCGCTTGTCTTCTACACTTGATGAACGGAAGCAAATAGCTATTGATATTGCAGAGCAATCACTGTGGTTGTTGGAGTTGGTAGACTCTTTGCAGATAGGGAAAGCTGCTGTTCTTGAATACTATGATGCTTTGTATCTAGAAAACCTACAGTTACACAAGCGGATGCACGAGTTGGAGGCACACCAGATGCCAAGGGGGGAGTCTCATGGTGATCCATCTAGTTATGGAGGTGGATGATGACTAGTAAGCCTTTTAGCAATATGTCACCTCGATCTGAACCATCGGGCAATGAATGGTCTAGTGTGGCTTCTTATATGTTCAAACACCACGAACAGATGATGGTGATATTTTTTCATGCGTTGGATCAAGATGTGGATCTATTGCGTTTGTATTTAGTTGGTATGTGTACAACACTGGCTATGCTTGAGGACAACGGTATGCCATCAGACTTTGATGAAGTTATACACAATTGGGACCACGAGGAACCTTTTGATATAGTTGCGGCGATTCGTCTAGCTCATGAGAATTTATAGTGTGTATAGCGAATGACTACTAAGTCAACCAGTCCGCAGCCTGGTAATACGCTCACAACTGGAGGTTGTATATATTGTGGTAGAGAAATCTATCCTTTAGAGATGGGTTCAGTTTTTATATCTGCTAAGGGTTGGTTTCATGTAGGGTGTAAGTATGTTTCACGAAAATAACATAGCATGTGATCTGTGTAAGATGCCCTACTTGGGATGCACAGACGCTGTAGAGAGGAACGAGAAGACAGGATTATATACTTGTCCTATACGTTTCCCAAGGGTAGCTAACGCTAGTGGCTCTAATGACTACCCCACTACTCAAGTTGATGAATACCCAGATCCTATTTATGAAGAGGTAACCAGTGTTGAAGAAGCTGAGAGACTTTTATCACTCCCTTTGTTTGCGCTTGATACAGAAACTATTGAGGTTAATGGCAGGTCCGAGTTATGGAGTATACAAATTACAGACAGACCAGGGTATGGATACTTTATTCCTATCAGATTGTGGGGGCAAACTAGTGTCCTTCATGCAAACAGTCTTGCTATCAGAATACACAGAGACTCAAAAGTTATAGTCCATAACTATCTGTATGATGCCAAGTTCATAGATATACTCAACCCAATAGATAATATGATTGCTGCTTGGATCTTGCAGATACCTATGGGATTAAAGACACTGGCCTATGTCTTGTGTGGTATGGAGATGCATGATTACATGGAGTATGTTCAGCCTTACAGACGTGAAGTAGCTTTAGAGTATCTAAACGCAGCGGACAGTGAGTGGTCTGATCCACCAGAATTACTAGATTGGGAATGGTCCAATTATAAAGGTGAGTTGGCTCAATTAACTAAAAATCCTCAGAACATAGGCACAAAGATACGAGCTAGGATTAAGAAAGCAGAAGGTAATCCAGACTTTGACGTTTACAAGGCTTGGTATGATATAGATGAACGTGAGCGTAGGTGTGTGGAAGACGTGCTTGGTCCTATGCGTGATGCGGGTTTGCATGATGTACCACATGAAGAAGCTGTGTACTATTCTAGTCGTGATTCTGATGCTACCTGGCGTGTGTGTCAGAAACTTATGCCTATGCTGAGAGACGCAGGACTTGAAGATGTATTCAAGATGGAAATGTCTATGCTTCCTGTGTGTCTTGAGATGATGCAGAATGGTATGGCTGTTGATGTGGGTAAGTTACACGCATTGTCTGAGAAATGTATAGTACTGATGCAGGAACAGGCAGAGATATGTAAAGACATTGCTGGATATGGTTTCAATCCCAATAGTCATGATCAGGTACGCCAGTTGGTGTATGAAGAACTAGGATATGATGTAACTAAGAAGACCAAGAAAGCTAAGAAAGCCAGTACCAATGATAAAGAACTTAGCAAGATAAAGCATCCAGTGATCAAACCCATACTGGAATATAGAAAGATACTAAAGGTCAGGAGTAGTTATGCTGAAAAGCTTCCTAGATTCACGTCCGTTGATATTCTGGACAGTAGTTGTTTTGTTGTACACCCTGCCATTCGTCTTGCTGGTACTGATACTGGGCGTCTCAAAGTAAGTGATCCACCACTTCAAACCATACCAGTTAGGACAGAGTTGGGTAGAGAAGTACGTGATGCATTCATAGCACGTCCTGGTAAACAATTGTTGTTTGTAGATTTGTGTTTAGCTGAAGGTACTTTAGTTGATACCCCTTATGGTGATGTAGCTATAGAGGATCTGAAGAAAGGGGATATTATCTATTCATATGGGGATAGGCGTCCCAAGGCTGCTTATGTGAAAGGTCGTAGATATAGTGGTATACAAAAATGTTGGAAAATTACTTTAGATAATGGTGAATCTTTTACAGCTACTGCTAATCACAAAGTTCCAAGGCTATATTATTATCAGAACGATGATTATGAATTAGTTTCTATTTCAGATATTGGAGTTGGAGATAGATTGTTGCCTTTAAAGCGGGTGTATGCTAATTATAGATCACACATGTATGCGCATAAGGCTATTGAATATACAAAAGAAGCTCTGACTGTGGCTCAATTGGTATATGGGGATAGGCCGGAAGGATATGAGGTAGACCATATTGATGGTAATCCAGGGAATGATACCCCCAAGAATTTGCAGTATCTATTACAATCTGAGCATCGTGCTAAGGATAGTCCACGTAGCTATGCTAGACAAGATCATACACTCAGGTTAGAAAAGTTGAGGGAAGCACTTAGTACTGGGCGTGATTACCGTGGAGATTTAAATCCTAGATATGGGTATAGGAAGGGACCACAGTTAGAGTGTTTATATTGTAATGTGGAATTTTATGTGCCACCATGTAAGCAGCAGAAGTATTGTTCAACGAATTGTTATTGGAGTGCACGTAGGGAAGGACATAATCACAAGGTTGTATTGATAGAATATGTTGGGGAAAAGCAAACTGTAGATATTGAAGTGGAATCAGACTCACATTTGTTCGCATTATCTTGTGGGGTTTATACGCATAATAGTCAGATAGAGATGAGGGTGTTAGCTCATGCTTCAGGTTGTAGTAATCTTATTGCATTGTTTAGGATGGGTGGTGATGTTCATACTGATACTGCTTGCAGAGTTTTTAATGTTGATAGAGAGATTGCAAAAGAAGATAGGTACAGGAAACCCATTAAGAATGTTAATTTCGGGGTTGTCTATGGGATCAGTGCACAAGGACTCTTAGATCTTATGATAGAAAATGAGGTAAAAGGATGGAGTCTTAGAGACTGTCAAGACTTGATTGAGGATTACTTTAAGTTGTATCCAGAGGTTCAGGAATACACACGCCATACTATTGAACTTAGTTATCAGAATGGTTACGCTATAGACATGTGGGGTAGAAGGTGTTATATACCAGAGCTTAGTTCCCCCCATCAGTGGATTAGAGAAGCAGGTGAGCGTAAAGCAGGTAATCAACCCATTCAGGGTGGAGCAGCAGGATTGTTGAAGATAGGCACAGCTAATTTGGTTAGGGAACGTGATAGACAAAATATACCACTAGATCTTATAGGTCAATTCCATGATGAATTAGGTGGAGAGGTACCCATAGATGATGTTATACCTGTAGCTATGGTTGTTATTGATGCGTTGTGTAGTGCAGTGTCTCTGAGTGTGCCGGTACTGGCTGAAGCTAAATCTGGTCTTTCGTGGGCTAATACACAGGAGTTGACGTTGTGAGAAGTATTATACTAACAGAGATTGAGGCAGAGAAGTTAAAGAATCATTTAAATATGATGTTGTCTGTTGATAGTTATTATGGTTCAAAGTTTCTTAGAGATGAATCTCAAACTACTGTGGGGCATTTATATTCTATTAAGCATAAATTGGATGAATCGGAGAAAATAAGAGCTAAGGAGGTTGAGTAATGCCTAAAATCTTAGATGACCAACTGTTTGCTACATTACAAGAGTATGAGGAAATTAAAGCCGATAGATTATATTTTGAGAAAAAGGAAAAGAAACTGCGTGAAGAATTGGATATGAAATTTAGTGACTATGATGATAGGGAAGTTGAAGTTGGTAATATGTCACATGCAGAATCTGGAACTCATGATCCTATGTATTTAGTTAAGTACACTCCAACAGAACGTAGGTCTATCAGTCGTGAGAAGCTCATAGAGAGGGGTGTAAGCCTTGAGGTGCTGTTGTATGCCACTGAGGTGACACAGAGTCGTAGATTGACGTTTAAGCGCAGTGATTAATATGAGTAATATATATGAGACTATATCACAAGAGATGTGGGGAGGTAATCCACGAATTATCTGTTTGTGTGGCTCTACCAGATTTGCACAAGTTTTCAACGAGATCGCCATCTCCAAGACTTTGGCTGGATATATTGTGCTTAGACCAGAGGTTGTTACTTATGATGGTGATATAGACCCTCAGTTTGACCAACCAGAAGTAAAAGAAGCTTTGGATGAACTACATAAGCGTAAGATAGATTTAGCTGATTCTGTGTTTGTCGTTGATGTGGATGGCTATATAGGACCCAGTACACGTAGTGAGATAGAGTATGCAGAGTCTTTAGGTATACCAGTTGAATATTACAGTGAGGTTATATAAATTATGGTTGAACAACTATGTGGTTTGTGTAATAGAAAATGAGTGAGCATGATATTTGGCAATGGATTGTTATTGGTGTTTTGGCAGTGTTTGTATTAGTGTTAACATTCCATGCAGATTACCATAAACATAAAAAATAATGTATACTTATAAACTGCGTAGCAAATCGTGGTCAAGAGAGAAGATGTATGACTCTGGGTGATTTGATTGGTATTGGTCTTTTTGCAGTTTTTATGTTAGGTATGGTTTTATATGTGTGGTCAAGAGCACGTGAAGAAGGTCGTTACGCACGAAAATATTACAACCCGAATATCCATCCCAACAGACTATTCCAAAAACCAAAACGGTTCTGTGCCTGTGGGTGTGGTGTACTGGATGAAGATTAGATGCCTAGACCTAAAAGCCAATTACAAAAGAAGGAAACTAAAGCATTAGCCGGTAAGCAGGGTGTAGAAGCTAGACGTGATCTAGTAAAGCTCTATCTTAGACAACATCTTACTTATCATGAAATAGCAGTTAAATTAGATGTAAAAACCTCTACTATTGAGAAAGACATTAGAGCTATCGATAAGGCAAGTCTAGGAGTACATAAGGCTGATATTATAGGCCGTAAGCAGCGTGAGTTGGCTGAGTTAGATGAAATGGAAGCCTTGTTTATTAAACTGATAGATAAGAATGTTAAACATCTGGAGTTGTGTTTGAAAGATCCAAATTCGCAAGCTAAGGAAATCAAAGCTTTAAGTGATAATGTTACTGAGTGGATAGATAAGCGTCTTCAGGTAAAGAGAGATCGGGCTAAGTGGTTAGGCTTTGAAAAGGTAGAAACTGAAATAGCAGGTGGTGTTATTAACCAAGATAATAGGTCTGTTGTTACGATATATATTAATGGTAAAGAAGAGGATTGGCCTCAGTGGGTAGACCGGACTGTACACCAAAAGGAGTTGAATAGTGGTTAGACCTATGGAGTTCTGTGATCATGTATGGGTAGCTAAGATGCCTTATTATTGTGTGAAATGTCATATGTTATTTAAAGACAGGAATGAGTATCATTATTGTAATGACTGGGATTTTATGTTGGTCAAGCCAGGTGATATAGAAATGGAAGCGTGTCTTTGTTTTATGCGCGCAGGAGTTGAATAGTGGCAACTGAGCAGTGGCTGGCAGAGATACGAGCTATGGTGCGCATTATAGAGAAGCTTATGGTGATTAGTCCTCACGCGTATGGACGTGCATATATAGAAGACGTACCTCGATTGCTGAAGTTAATAGTGGGTGTCCAGATAGCTTATACAGAGCTTAAGAAAGAATATGAGGAATATAAAGAGGAAATGGTAGATTTGGCACTTGAGAGGGATTTGTATTGCTAGCATTGACTAAATTTAGGCTTGAGTTAGGTATGTCCATCAACCAACTTGCTAATGCTGCTGATGTGGAGCCTAAGACTATACAGTATCAAGAAAAGGGTAGGACAGTGGTAGCTTATCCTAAGACAGCTAAGAAGATTATAGAAGCTCTCGGTGTTGGCTTGTGGGATGTTTATGAGTGTAGGCACAATGGAGTATTAGTATGTAAGGAGGTGGAGTAATGGTACAACAGAAACCGGCTAGTTTGCATAAGATCATATTCACTATAACCTGTGAGGGTGAGACATTGTATGACGCCCAGAAGTTTGCTAGTGATGTACATGTTGCATTAAGGGATTATCATATATCTATGAAGAAGGGTGTTACTATTGATATGACTGTTGAAAAGGTTAAGCCGGATAATACTGATTTTAGTGGTGGTACAAGTACTTTGCCGAATGATATACAGTTGAGTTGGACTGAAACTGTTTAAGTGGCTATACTCAAGACCACATCCCTACATGAGGGTCAGTTAGAGTTCATAACCTCTGGTGCTCGTGTAACTGCTGTAACGGCTGGTCAAGGTGGTGGTAAGACTTCAGGTGCTTATCAGTGGCTCTATACTCGTATGCAGAAGCATCCAGGTTTTTCATGGCTTATTGGTTTTCCCACCTATGCTCTTTTAGACCGTGTAGTTATTGATCCTATTGATCCTAAAAGGTTGACCGTAGTGCAGTTTCTTGAAGGTTTAGGGGAGGAACCTGAATTACGTATACAGCATAGGCGTATTGAGTGTAAGAGTGGTAATATATTATTTGCGAGTGCAGAAAGTTTAACTCATTGGGAAGGAGCGCACGTAGCTGGTTGTTGGATAGATGAGTTTGATGAATGTCCTTTAGGTGCGTTTAGAAGAGCTATGGAACGTACACGCTACTACGCAGGACAGAGGGATCAATATAGCCTTATGATGGGTCAAGTGCTTCTCACAGGTACACCACGTAATGTTAGGTGGATTAAGCAGGAATTAGGTACACCAGAAAAACCATCTCCTAATTATGATGTTGAGTTTGTTAAGTTTAAGTCTACAGCCAATCCCACTTATACACAGACATCTATGGAGGAAGCCAGGCGTACATTACCTGTTTGGGAGTATAGGAGACTATATGAGGGAGAGTTAGCTGAGAAAGCTGGAGGAAATCTATATCACCGTGAGTGGTGGCGGGAGTATCAATTGGTTATGGATGAAGGTAACTGGACTGCTGAAACTGAATGAATGTAATTACTAAGATCATGGCAGAACAAGATGGTCACAATTGGATAGAATTACATTGGATAGCCCACCACTCTAACTTTGCTGAGTACCTGTTGATTAGAGATGCCTTTTGGTCTTGGGAGCCAGAGAAGTTTGATATTAGTGTTAGAGAGATTGAGTTGAGTTATTCAGATGGATATCAAACATTACTTTTAGGGGAGTTCTATGGACAGAAGCAGCTTGTTATGGATGAAAGCGATAGCTAGACATAGTCAAGGTAACTGGACTGTTGAAACTGTTACTGAAAATTAAACCAAGTTTGTTACCTTGTTCTGATATGCTATAGGTATTCTATTTGTGGAGTTAAAACATGATACGCTTTACATATGAAGGCAAAGAGTTTGAATTCAGGGGACAGTATGGTAGGCCACAGCAGGGAGAGTATCTATTAAATATTAGGGGAGAGGTAGAGCAAGAAATTGTAGGTATAGACACAGAGGAATATGCTATAGTCCATCCTGTTCCTGTTATACATGAGTTTGGTGGCATCAAGTTTGTTGAGACTGGTGAGATTAGGGTATTGTCGGATGATGAATTTGGATTGAGGGATGATGGTATGTTAATGCATAATTGGCACAATAAATGGGCGGGTCCATACACTATACTCAAACCATTGGAGCAGTATGCCAGATAATCGTGTCAAATGCCCCAAGTGTGGATTTCATTATTTCAAGCCTGGTACTTGTGCTGTGTGTCCTCCACCTAAAGTTAAGAAGCAGAAGAAAGAGACCCGAGGGTCTAAGAAACAGAGTAAAGGGCAGAAGAAGAAGGGGAAGAAATGATGCAGGATAGAAAGATGGGTGAGCTTGGATTCTCTCTAGGCCAAGACAATTTTGACCAAATTCGTAGGATAATCCGTGAGGAAATCAAAGAGGAATTGGCTGAGTTGTTTAAGAATATGAGAGGACCGGATGGTTGCTGGACTCTTGATGGGCATGGACACACGATGTGGGGAGATCAATGGATTTGTGAGAGGTAGACATAACGAATACGTTCACGACGGAGGTCGTATGCCAAAAGCGTGGGAGTTACTTAAGAATCTAGATGGTGGTGGACACTGTGTTTACTTTAAAGAGAACAACCAACATTATCATACTAGAGCATTAACTGAGCAAGACAAGCGTTGGTACTTAGATCGTAAATGGTTAATATCTAGACATTGTTTGAATAAGGTTACTACAGGGTTAGCGGGTAATCCAGACCAAACTTGGGGCAGCTATGGAGATTGTTAGATGACAACTGTATATGTGGTTACTAGTGGTTGCTACAGTGATTATGGTATTGCGGCAATCTTTAGCACAGAAGAGCGAGCTAATATATACCTTACTGAATCTGAAATAGAAGATGGGTATGGTGGTGGTAGTGTTGAGGAATATCAGTTAAATGAGCCATTTGAATTTATAGTACAATATAAAATATCAATGGAGAAAGATGGTGATGTTAGTTGGATAAAAAGATATAAGGTATCCAATCCTGATAACATGGCTGGGTATACTAATATTTTGCATAATGGTATGTGGGCGTATGTAGAAGTTGATGATGAACAACACGCCATTAAAATAGCCAATGAGCGTAGAACCAGAATCATAGCTGAAGATAACTGGCATGATGGATATCGGGCTACTTTTTGAAGGACCAAATTAGTGACATAGTATCTAGTTGGGATACCGCATTTCAGGCCAAGACTAGTGCTGATTACAGTGTATGTCTAACTGCTGGTAGAGGCAAAGACCACAGGATTTTCTTGATGGATATGTTCAGGCAGCGTGTGGAATGGCCTGAGTTGGTCAAGAAATCTGAAGAACTATATAAGATGTGGAACCCTGGACGTGTCATAATCGAGAACAAAGCTAGTGGTCAGAGCCTCATACAGGAACTAAAGACCAAAGGTATTCCGGTGTTGGCCAGCAATCCAGATGGCGATAAGTATAGACGTGCTAGTGCTGTGACAGGCATGGTAGAAGCTGGTATGGTCCATCTGCCTTTAGGTGAGCCTTGGGTTGATGATTTCATAGAAGAGTTGGCAGACTTCCCAGAATCACCCCATGATGACATTGTTGATGCTTTTAGTATGCTCATGTCTTATTACAAACGCTCTGCTGGTAGGGTCATAAGTGGTGAGAGAAAAGAGGATCATGAACCTAGTAGAGATATACAGCGAGAAGAAGTTACTAGTTCTAAGATTATAGGTGGTAGCAAGCGTAGTTCATGGCGTTAGAATCGTTATCAAATTGTTACCAAAAACCTCTTGTATTCAATGTAGTTGTAATGTAAGATCCTATTGTGGAGTGAAGAGACTAGATCAATGCTAGCACTAGTTATTGACACTCTTGCTGATTCAGTGGGGGCCGCTGGACAGACCTGATAGATCCAGGACAATAGCCCCTAGGAGTTGGTGGATCTCCAAACAAAACCACCTTTAATACTAAACAGGAGGAAACGAAAATGATTATCAACTGTGCTAATTGCAACAATCCAGTATTTTGTATTCTTCCTGTAGCCAGTATTATTTGTAAAGCTTGTTGGAGCATTAGTCCTAGTGAACCCATTCTTCCTGAAGCTTATGTCTATATTCTCAGTAATCTTGAACCAGCTATTGGCCGCCATCCCGAACTTGGACAACACGATTTTGATTAAGCAACATGGCAAACAGTGTATAGTACGTCATGGTAAATAGATGGGATTCCTACATGCTAGGTCTGTGTGAAGCCGTTAGTGCCAACGTTGTCTGTCCATCACGATCTATAGGTGTGGTGATTGGTAAGGGCCATTCTGTAGTGTCTACGGGTTATAACGGCGTTCCTAGTGGCTTTCCACATCCTAGTAGTTCAAGTTTTTGGGATATTGCTTCCCCCCTCACGGGTGCTTATTCGGCAAGTAGGGCTGGTGCATGTCCTAGAAAAATACTGGGTATAGAATCTGGTGAAAGACTGTCTATGTGTCCTTGTGCACACGCTGAACGTAACGCTATAGCCCAAGCAGCCAAGATGGGGCATGCTACAGAGGGTTGTACACTGTATTTAAATGCTCCTATACCTTGCCTGGATTGTACCTACTCTATAGTTGCTGCCGGTATCACAGAGGTTGTTGTGAGCAAACTAGAGGCTTATCCACAAGAAGGGTTTACTGGGGAGATAATACTTAGGGAATGTGGAGTAGGAGTTAGAGAGTTTGATGGAGTCAGATAAACCCCATTACTGCGAGTGTAGCCAAGTTACTAGGTGTGGGATATTTGTGCATCCGTCATCGGAAGTTCAGAATGCTTTAAATCAATTAATGGATGTGATGGCAGAATTTGATGATATAACTGACAGTTACAGCACCCTATTTTTCAAATCAATACACGACTCAGGAGTATTCACCAGTTTATCTACACGGAAGTGTGATGTTGCCGTTAGGGAGTTTGGTATCTAAAATGGCTAGAAAATGGAATATACCGCAGGATAGGTTTTATGTTGATGAGAGTTATGGATCTCCCAGATGGAGAATTTATGATATGAAGGCATTTCCATATACACAGAGTGATCCTATTGCTGGAGCTTATCGACTAGTAGATGCTGAACTAATTGCTGATCTCTTAAATAAAAATGAATATCTAGTAGTAGATTAAGTTATTATCTAGTCTGTGTTGGGGCTGGCTTAGGCTGGCCCTTTTTTTGTGGGTGTGATATAGTATAAGGCTACAACTTCATCTCTAGGAGTGTGTGCTATGAGTCTTGATCCTAATTATCTATACCTCCATAATGATAGCAACAATGGACCTAGTACGCCAGGCGGCCCAGCACTTGAACAAATGAAACTCTCTCCTTCTGTTGTACAGATGACTATGGATTATCTATATGTACGTAATAAGCTATTGGATGATGGTGCAGTTGTTCAAACAGAGATGGGTCAGGATATAGTCTTATCGATTGTCTGCGATGCTTATAACCACGAAGCTATGAAGCGTAGGGTCCAATTTGTTAAGGTAGATAATTGTGATAATGGTTGATAATGATGATATCATGATTTGTATGGACTGTGGGCATGATGTAGATTTCACTGACTATGATTTTCAAGGTGGTGAGGATTGTACTGGAGAGACTTGGGGATATTGTAAAGCTTGTGATGCTTGGACCTCAGATGAGGGGTTGAATGGTTAGTAAGCCTATACTCTACGATCAACATGGTGTCCAAATCAGGGTAACCCCTGGTGCTGCTCATGCTGCCAAAGTTTTAGGTACACCTGGGCTTAAGAATTTAGGTGGTCGAATCCAAGAAGAGTACGACACTGGTCTCAAGCCTTGGGAAAAGGCAGTCAGAGTCTACTTGGAAATGAAAGATGATGTTACTGTTGCTACACTCTTAGACGCTATTAAACTACCTCTTCTATCTGCTGATTTTGATGTTGAACCTTTTTCTGATTTACCTGCCGATATAGCTGCTAAAGACTTTTTGTGGGATAACATGATGACTATGAATCGTCAGTCTTGGCGGTCCCATGTTGCAGATGCACTTGAGTCTATAGATTTTGGTTGGTCCATCGGTGAGATGGTCATGGAGAAGCGTGCTGATGGTCACATATATTTAAGGAACATAGACCCACGTGGTCAAGAAACGTTGCATAGATGGGAATTTAATGATGAGAGCAAAGATGATACTGTAGGATTCTGGCAACGTGATCCAGATACCGGTAAGATAGTTTTGATACCAATAGAAAAAACGGTACATATGACCTTCAGGGGTAGGAAAGGTAACCCTCAGGGTAAAGCATTGTTGCGAGATCTCTGGCGTACGTGGCGATTTACTAAAGACTTAGAGAACTTTGAGGGTATTGGTCTTGAGCGTAGTGTTGGCGGTATGCCTGTTGCTACATTACCAGATGAACCCTTGGATGAAGCAGACCTAACAGCATTACAAAACTCCTTACGTAACTTGCGTATGGATGAAGAGATGTATCTTATTGTACCTGATGGTCTAGATGTATCTCCCTATTCTGCTAGTATGAATACAGGACCTCTTAATATTGTTATTGTACGCAAACAGAAAGAAATACTCATGCGCGGCTTTGCTCAGTTTATTACACTAGGTATGAACAATGTCGGTACACAGGCTCTTGTCAAAGGTTCTCAGGACTTCTTTACATTGGGGTTAGAGGCTATACAACAAGAGTTTTTGGAAACTTGGAATCAGCAGCTTGTGCCTTATCTATTTAGGTTCAACAGGTTTCCAGGTATGACAGGCTTGCCACGTATCAATTGGGATACACCAGGTAAGGTAGATGTTGAGTCTATGCTAACTGCTTATAATACTGCCAAGACTGCGATGGTTATAACGCCTACACGAGAGGATGAAGAACACTGGCGTGCCATTATGGATTTACCAGACTTACCTGAAGGTGTTGGAGAAGGACCTAGGAATATACCAGAGCCTGCATCTAGATTTAGTGAACCACTTGTTTTACCGTCTAAACCTAAGAAACCCCCCTGGTTTGGATTTACAGAAGATGATCCTAATCTTAGATCTGGTGGTGGAGACTTTGAGGACAGTACAAACCGCACACAGCAAAGACTTGTTAATATCTATGATGCATGGGCAGTAGAAACTCGTAACCTAATTGTTGATGCCCAAGATAGAGGTATAGGCCAACAGGGATTTACAGCAATTGTTAATGGAAGATTATCAGAGCTTGAAACAAGTCTAGTATCTGCCCAACAAGAAGGTATTAATGCTGCTATAGGGTTGGCAGTTACTGCTAGATTACTAAGTACTCCTAGTGTGAGAAACGTAGTGCTTGCGATGACCGCTACAGCTGCACAGGGACTACGTACAGGCTTGATAGACAGTATAAGGGATAGATTGACCAGTAAGCTCCAAGATGCCTCTGAGTTGTCTGGCGACAGCGTTGCTTTTGACCGTAGTGGTCTTAAGGGGATATTCGATACAGCACGTGCTTCTGTAGCTTCTTCTGCTGGTGTTGCTTGGAATGGATTGTTCGTAGCACTACTTGCTGCTGGTAGGGAGCAGGAATCCCAGACAGGTAGAACACAAAGGGTTAGATGGAATTTAAATGATGCAGCCGAACACTGTGTTGGTGGTGGGGGTAAATTTGGGTGTCCTGACTTAGCTGGTATATATGATTCTTGGCAAGAACTCCCCACTGTTCCAGCAGGCGAAACACAATGTCGTGGAAATTGCAGATGTGTTCTTGAGGCAGAAACTTCACCAGGAAGTAACGTTTGGGAAAGAGGTATTCCTGAATTCGTGCCATAAGGAATATATAATAATGATTTATCCAAATGATGGTTAAGAATCTAAAGTTTTGGCGTTTATGGGCTAGGTATCTACTAGGTACCACTATTGTATTGGCAGTAACTGTGGTAATACTAACATTGCTGTATGAGAGTGAAGCACTGGCTGGTGTACCTGGTGAGGCATGGACTGTGATGGGTGGTATTACTTTAGGGTTGATTTCAGCTTTGGTTATTGTGTCTAGGGCTATAGCACGTAATCCCGATAATGGAGATGATGATACTGATTAATAAAGAAGATATACGTAAAATAATTGCTATTCATCGTGATAGAATACATCAAGCTGAGAATAGAATGATTGAAAGGCGTGTTCGAAGGAAAGAAATAGATGAACGTGCTAGGCGTATACGCGCAGGATTAGAATAGTTGCATCCACCTTTGTAATCTGTTAATGTAATTATGTGGTAGGGGTTTGTTCTATCCAATAGTTGTGTAGGGTGTGGTGGGGATCTTTGCCCCCTGATAGTTCTGGATCGACACGGAGCTTGATGGGGGTATTTTTACGCTTGAGGTTATATGACTGATTTAGAAACCGAATTTCTTCAGATATTCTTTGTTGATAATCCTTTTGCCATGCACAACTATCTTCTAGGAGCTAGACGCGAAATGGAAAGATGGAATGAAATGTTAAATACTCCTATCGACATAGAACAGCGACTACAAACTATCCAAGAAGAAATGGAAGCTAAATTGGCCTTACTATGAAAGTCTTAGTTACTGGTGGAGCGGGTTACATCGGATCAGTTTTGTGTGAACACCTTCTAGATGCTGGCTATGATGTAACAGTTCTGGATAACTTAATGTATGGTCAAACCAGTCTCTTTCATCTTGCGTCTAATCCTAAGTTCCACTTTGTTTACGGTAATGTGGTTAACTATCAACCATTACAGGATCTAGTCACTCAATCAGATATTATAATACCGCTTGCTGCTATTGTAGGTGCTCCAGCTTGTAGTAATTATCTTAGGCGTGATGTTAATGATATCAATACACACCTGTCTGGACACTTGGCTGGGTTAAAGGATAAATTAGTTATCTACCCAAATACCAATAGTGGCTATGGTTCTACTGCTCCTAATGAAATTTGTACAGAAGATACACCGCTAACTCCTATATCCATTTATGGAGAGTCTAAACGACAAGCTGAAGAATGGTTATTTAGATATCACCACGATACCATAGCTTTACGCCTTGCTACAGTTTTTGGTATGTCTTCTCGTATGCGTATTGATCTTCTGGTCAATGATTTTGTCTACAAGGCCGTGACTGATGGATACCTTGTCTTGTTTGAGCCATACTTTAGACGTAACTTTGTGCACATACGCGATGTTGCTGATTGTTTCATACACTGTATTGAGAACGCCGAAGGCATGGTAGGACGTGCTTACAACGTTGGCAATGATTTCTTGAATACTACCAAACTAAATTTAGCAAATGCTATCAAGGAACACATACCCACTTTGGAAATTTGTATTTCAGAATATGGTAGTGATCCAGACAAGCGTGATTATATTGTATCTAACCAACGGTTGAGGGATGCAGGTTACGTCGCTAATACGTCGCTAAGTCAAGGTATAGAAGAACTTATCAAGGGCTATAAGATGACGCCAGTGGGAGTATATAGGAATGCTTAAGGTAGATGCATATAAACCACATGGTACATTTGATGTAGGATTTGCCTATTCAGGTAAACGTAAAAGTTTGTTGATTGCTTGTGGTCTTTGGTATATTAGATTGGTGTGGAAATGAAAGAAAGAGTCCAAAAATACATACTAGAAAGTAATGAAACTAAGTACAAAGTCTATGAGCAGTGTATAGATTCTATAATTGAGGCTGCTGAGATACTTATACAGGCGTTCAAAGACGGCAACAAAGTACTTCTATGTGGAAATGGGGGTAGTGCCGCAGACTGTCAGCACATGGCTACTGAATTTGTTTCTAAGCTGTCTATGGAACGTCCAGGCTTACCAGCAATCGCATTAACTACAGATACTTCTTTTCTTACAGCCCACAGTAATGATGTTGGATTTGAGAATATTTTTAAACGTCAAGTTGAAGCATTGGGTAAGTCTGGTGATGTCTTAGTTGCTATTAGTACAAGTGGGAAATCTATCAATGTTATTTTTGCTATACTGGCTGCTTTGAAGAAAGACATGCGCGTTATTTTGTTAACTGGTGACATGGTGGTACAGGTTAGGATTGATGCAGATGTTCGGATTGCTGTACCTAGTTCTAATGTTCAGTATATACAGGAGAGTCATGCGATGATTGAGCACATCCTTGCCGATCTTGTGGAACAGGCTATGTTTAATCCTGACGGCTTAGATGATAATAAGTAGAACACCCTTTCGTATATCTTCAGTATATGGTCGGTTTATGTCTAAGGTTGAAAAGACTAATACTTGTTGGATTTTTAAAGGACCGCGTAATGGTTCTGGTTACGGTAGTTTTTTAGTTACTCGTAATAGAGGACAGAAGCGTACTGAAATGGCACATAGAGTATCGTGGGAATTATTTTATGGAGTTATATCTTCTAAGTTATGTGTTCTTCATAGGTGTGATAATCGGATTTGCGTTAATCCAGAACATCTATTTTTGGGAACACACAAAGATAACACTCAAGACTGTATTGCTAAAGGGAGATTTGTTAATCCACCACACAATCATAGTAATCGCAAACTTTCATTATTTGAGGTTCAACAAATTCAGGAGTTATATGCACGCGGGAATGGTAGAATATTAGCTAAACAATTTGGAGTATCCCAACAAACTATATCTAGCATAATCTGTGGTATCCATTGGGGTGTAAATTGATTATAAGTCGTACTCCATTTAGGATATCGTTTTTAGGAGGCGGAACGGATTATAGCAGCTGGTACAACCATCATATAGGTATGGTGCTAGGCGCAACTATCGACAAATACGTTTATCTTACTGTAGGTCCTAAATCACCATTCACTACTCACAACTTTCGCATTTTGTATTCTGAGCTTGAGGAGTGTGCTACGTTAGAGGAGATACGCCACAAGGCCGTGAGAGCCACACTGGGGTACCTTGGGATTGATGATGGTGCTGAGGTCTACTATGCTCGTGATTTACCCGCACAGAGCGGTATAGGGTCTTCCTCTGCTTTTGTTGTGGGATTGTTAAATGGTTTAGCTCCTGAGCCTTTTTGTAATTGGAAACCTCAAGACGAATCATACAAAGAGATGTTAGCTAGATCTGCCACTCAAGTTGAACATGACATACTTAAAGAAAATGTAGGATCACAAGATCAGATACTGTGCGCGTATGGTGGACTCAATCAGATTGTTTGGCATCCCACTGGTACCAATGCTGTACTCCCTATAGAGTTGGAACCAGACAGGTTAGAAGAATTCCAATCGCATCTTATGCTGTTTTATACAGCCCCTAGACAGCCAGGATATGTAGATATTAATCATCAACACTACACCCAAAATCAAATGACTGTTTTAAGACGTATGGCTAGTATGGTCAAAGATGGTGTATCTATTCTAACTAGTAATTATGCTATTACAGATTTTGGGTTATTACTTGATGAGGCTTGGCAACTTAAGAAGGATTCAGTATCTAATGTCACCAACTTTTACATTGACGATATCTATACTTCTGCTTTATCTGCTGGTGCGCTAGGTGGTAAACTTCTAGGATCTGGTGGTGGTGGTTTCATGCTCATCTTCTGTGAACCTCAATATCAACCAGATGTTCTCCAAAGGTTATCCAATTTAGTACATGTACCATTTAAATTCGAGTCTGAAGGGAGTAAGATTATCTCATGAAAGTAGAAAAGACTAAACTTGATGGTGTCCTTCTCATAACTCCAGATGTGTTCAAGGATCATCGTGGTGAATATGCAGAGACATACAATGAATACACATATCGTAATATCAAGAATGGGTTTTATGATCATGGTATGGATATAGATTTTGTTCAAGATGATATATCTGTTTCATACTACAATGTCCTACGTGGCATACATGGCGATTATAAGACTTGGAAACTGGTATCCTGCTTGAGCGGTACTATCCATCTAGTAGTAGTTAATAACATGTTGGATACACTTCAGTATTATGAACATACACAATTCATACTGTCAGATCAGAACCACCAACAAGTTTTGATACCACCAGGTTTTGGTAATGGTCACTACGTGTTAAGTGATAAAGCCGTATTCCATTACAAGCAATCAACCTACTACGATCCTGAATCTCAGTTTACACTCAAATGGAATGATCCAGAATTAGCTATTGATTGGCCTATAGGGTATATTCCAGGCGGTAACACACCATTACTTGGACCTATACTATCTGAACGGGATGCACATTAGTATCTGTAATTGTTTGATTCGCTTACAGCATAGTATCTATTGTACTTGTCCAATGTGCGAAGATGAGATATGGATAGAACCTGTTGCTGTATGGACAAAACGTATACTGATGCATTATAAAGATTATCCAGAATGTCGAAAGAAAGCTAGAAAAGAAACGGCATGGATGTTCAGATAAATCCCCTTCAACTGCAACTAACTCCCAGAGAAAGACGTAGATTGAGAAAAGTAATAGCTAAAGGTAATCGTACGAAAATAGACCAAATTCTAAAACAGATTAACGAGAGAGTATGTACCAAGACTTAGAAGAGTGTGCCAAGCGTATACGTGCCAAGTGTGTCCAGATGTCTCATGATAGTGGTGAAGGGCATCTTAATGGTGCGTTGTCCTGTGTTGATATTCTAGTGGCACTCCACAAAAGATTTCTCAGACCATCTGACAGGTTCTACTTCAGCAAGGGCCATGCTTGTTCTGCACTTTACGCTACCTATGCTGAGATGGGCTATATACCCAAAGACTGGCTAGACTCATATGCTACACCTGGTTCACCACTTACGCCACATCCTGATATACACACACTTCCACTTTTAGGTATGTCTGCCGGTAGTCTTGGTCATGGATTGGGTATTGCTGCTGGTGCTGCTTATGCACTGAAGATGATAGACTCTCCTGCACGCTGTGTTGTCCTTATGGGGGATGGTGAGTGCAATGAAGGCTCAGTTTGGGAATCGGCACAGTTTGCTGGAGCACAGAATCTTGATAACCTCATAGTTATTGTTGATTATAATAAAATACAGTCAGTTGGTAGGACAGACGATATCTCTGGTGAAACTTGGCTGGTTAATAAGTTTAGAGCTTTTGGATGGGAATCTGCTGGAGTGGATGGACATAACTTTCAAGAAATTATTAATAAACTGACCATTAATCCCTATCCTGCAGAATTACCTTTTGCTATGATTGCTAATACAGTTTCAGGTAAGGGTGTGTCTTTTATGGAAGATGATGTATTGTGGCATTACAGGGTTCCCTCTTTTCAGGAAGTAGTTAATGCATTAATAGAGTTGGAATCATGAGAAAAGCTTTAGCTGATACACTTTTACAACTTGCTACAGATGATGAACGTGTAATACTCCTTGTTGGAGATCTAGGCTTTGGTGTATTTGATTCCTATAAAGAAAAGTTCCCAGACAGGTATATAAATGTTGGTATAGCTGAAGCAGCTTTGGTAGATGTTGCAGCAGGGTTGGCTATGGAAGGTTATCGTCCTATTGTATACAGTATCGCTTCTTTTTTAACAGGACGTGCTTTCGAGCAGATACGTGTTGCTGTCAATTACCAAAAGCTTCCTGTTGTTCTTATAGGTGCTGGAGGTGGATATACTTATGCTTCTGCTGGCCCCACACATCACGCTGCTGAAGACTTAGGGTTGATGTCCATGTTGCCTGGTATGATTGTAACTGCACCAGGATCACCAGAGGAAGTATCAGCACTCTTGCCACAACTACTTGCTGTAGATGGTCCTTCTTACATGCGTATAGGACGTTATGGTGAACTCAACTATTGTGGAGAAGAAATTACAATAGGTAAGGCAAGGAGGATACACAATGGTAGTGAGGTTGTATTCATTAGTACTGGGGATATGGCGACGCATACTATAGCAGCAGCCTTCAAACTAGAAGAAAAACATTATATTGGCATAGAAGCATATCAAATGCACACTATAAAACCCTTGGATGTTGGACTGTTAGATTATCTTGCATATGATGAAGCGGGTATGATTGTTGTGGTGGAAGAACACAGCCCTATTGGGGGGTTATTTAGTTCTATTGCTTCGTACTATGCTGATCATGCTGATCCCCCAAAACTTCTACGATTAGGACCACCAGATGAACTTGTAATAGGTGTACACACACGAGAGGAGTTGCACAAAGAATGGGGGTGTGATGTGGATGGTATCGTTAAAACTGTGATGAATGTTTGTAGTAGTATGGGACCAGTAAGGAGTGTATGAGAATCTTAATAACTGGCGGTAATGGTGTTCTAGGTTCTGCATTTAAGGCTATTGAGGATAATCATCAATGGTATAAGTTTTTCTATTGGGATTCTAAGCACGATTTACGATTAGCACTAAACACTGTTTCAGAAATGAGAACCATTAATCCAGATTATGTTATCCACTGTGCTGCTGTTAGTGGGGGTGTGGGTATAAGTGCTGATCATCCTGCTACGCTTCTCAGGGACAACGTGCGTATGGATTTGAATGTCTTGGAAGCAGCTAGGTTGTGTGGTGTTAAAAAGGTTATTATGACCTTATCTTCTGGTATGTATCCTCCTAATGATATAGATCCACGGATAGAATATCATATATATTATGGGCGACCAGATAAATCCAACTACGCCTATGCTTCTGCTAAACGTTTGATTGATCCTATGATTAGAGCCTACCGGCAGGAATATGGTATTAATGTTATAGGTCTTGTTCCTAATGGTATCTTTGGTGAGAATGATTATTTTGGTCCTGAAGACAGCAACATGACTGCTGCACTTATCGGGAAGTTCTACAAAGCGTGGTGGGGAGATCGTTATCAATGGCCCGATATAGAGTTGTGGGGAGATGGTACACCATTACGAGAGATAACCTATGCTCAGGATTTAGCTAGGGCATACATGTGGTGTCTTGAGAACTATGACGAAGAACAGATATTAAATGTAGGAACCACTGAAGAGAATAGTGTTAGTGCTATCGCCCTTATGATTGCTGAAGAAATGGACGTTGATCCAGAACGCATTAAATGGGATACCAGTAAACCCAGTGGACCCTACCACAAGAGTACAGACAATTCACGCTTCATCAATCTATCTAATTTCGAGTATACCCCCTTTAAAGTAGCACTCCAACAGACTATACTATGGTACAAGAACATGATGGAAACAGATCCAGAGAAGATACGGACAGGAAGTAAGATAAGAAATAATGAATAATTGTAATGGATGTTTTCAAGAAGGTATTTTCTCAATTTTACTGGCAGGTAATGATGATTACAGGTATATTCCTAATCAGAGTGTCCGTGAACATGGGGATATAGAAGAGGTTTGGTTTTGTGATACCTGTATGCGTAGATTGGAGGATAGTTTTCGTGCTACTTTAATCTATTTACGTTCAGAGAATAAATCATTTGTCAGGCGGAAGGATACTGATGTATTGCGTCAATTGATTTTAGATAGATATCCCAATTTGAAATTATGAAATATAGACAATTAGGTAACACAGGTATTGAAGTCTCGGAAATTGGGTTTGGTGCATGGGGCATAGGGGGAGATGCTTATGGTCCAACAAAAGACAAAGAATCCAAACGAACACTAGAAGCAGCTTATGCAAATGGTATCAATTTCTATGATACTGCTGATATCTATGGCGATGGGCACAGTGAAGAACTTATAGGTAAAGTGTTTGAGAAAGTCCGGCATGAGGTTGTCATAGCCACTAAAGGCGGGAGCTTATATCACACTACACCTCCTGCACCCCAGGACTTCTCACCAGAACATCTCAGGAGTGCACTAGAAGCCAGTTTAAGGCGTCTTAGGACAGATTACATAGATGTATACCAGTTGCATAGCCCACCCGTAGAAATGGTTGCTAGTGCTTTATCACTGATGATGACTTTTAAGGATGAGGGGAAGATTAGATCTATTGGCATATCACTAGATTCACCGTATGATTTTCGCTTTGTAGATTGCATAGAAGTCATACAAACTAATTTCTCAATGATTGATCAACGTGCTAGAGACAATGAATTATTTGATAAAGCTGTTCATTTGGGAATTGGGGTCATAGCACGTACGCCTTTGTGTTTTGGGTTTCTATCAAATGTGCTTAAAGGTTACATAGGTAGCATGGGGAAGGATGATCACAGAAGGCATTGGTCTAATCGCCAAATAAAAGTATGGGCTGATGCACCTATGTTGTTTGAACACCTTGAGGGTAATAGAACAGCAGCACAGTTAGCTTTAGGATTTGTTCTTGCACATGATGCTATATCTACTACGATACCAGGCATGATGCATGTTGAAGAAGTGTTGGAGAATATAAGATCTGTTGCCTTGTCAGATGATGAAGTGGAAGAGATACGAGAGATATACAACCAGCATGAATTCTTTTTAGGGAGTACTTAGTGCTTCATACAGATTTTACGGATAGGGAATGGGAGCAAATACGTAAATATGCTGTTAATGTTCCACAAACAGGGATAGTAGTAGAGATAGGTACAGGACTTGGCGGTACTGCTTGGTTATTAAAGAGTACATCTAACGCTACTGTGTACACGATTGATCCATATCCATACTCTGGGATTGATGATGTATTAACCAGTTTAGGTGTTAATTTTTTAGGTATAGACTCTCAGACTGCTGCTAATGAATGGAACAATGGTACGATAGATTTACTTTTTGTTGATGGTGGTCACGATTTCAAGAGCATCATAACAGACATAGATGTATGGATACCACACTTATCTGAAGAAGGGATTGTAATTTTTGATGATTACGAAACTTCTATAAGGGGAGATATTGCAAATCTGGCTGTAACTATATGTTTAGATGCATTACTAGCTAATGGTATGTTAACCCAAATAGAACGTTTTCATAAAGTATTAGTTGCTAAAGTTAATCGCCGGTTGTCTTTGTCTGATGTTGACGCATGTTATCAACACTATATGCGAGTGAAGATGGAAGATGATATCACTATCAGAAGTAAATACCAAAAAGCTGGATCACTATTGGCTGAACAATTTTGGTATCTAAATAATATTGCTGAAGATCCAGGTGAATTTCGTAAGTGGGCAGAAACCTATAATATGCTCCAAGCTACAAGATGGAACAATGATTACTTTAAAAATTATCCATATCTTAAGTATGACAAAATAGAATGGCTATCTAGAGAAATAGCGATAGAGCAGGTAGGGCTAAATATTTTAAGACACGGTTTAACAGATGTGATAATGGAGGAACGTGATAATGAAAGTAGTAATGGTATGTGAACGTAATTTACCTATGTCTACAGGAGGTGGTCCCAAGCTTAATCAATGGGCTATCACTGAAGAGTTGCGTGCGCGTGGCCATCAAATATTTGTTCTCTATATTACAGGCTCAGTAGATAGTGAAGGTAATTTATCACAAGAAGATCAATATGGTATTGCCGCACTACGTGCTAGAGGTGTGCAGGTTGTTGCAATGGATTTCAAGCGTGGTCTTCATCCTATGGCCATTTCAGAAATGTTGGCACAGATCCAACCGGATGTTATCACCAGTTTAGGGTCTTGGCATATGGCATGGTGTGCTGCTTATGACCAATCTGTACCTCGTGTTGTTTTAGTGGGTGATCCTGAACACCTGATAGATTGTTACCGTATGCAATATGAACACAGGGATAGGGTGTTGAACTACAACGAAATTGTACAGATACACAATCGTAGTATATCAAAAAAACAAGCATATCTGCCTTTGGTTCAATCTTGTGATTATGCTTTTTGTACTGCTGAACAGAGTGCTAAATGGTTTCAAAGTATAGGACTTCAAATGGAATATCTACCCATGCCTGTTCCTGATTCTGTTTTTCCTGGTTGGCGTAGGCGTAAGGAGGATATGCCTAATAATTCCAAACCACGTATACTTCTAGCAGGTCACCTTACAGGTATGGCTACACTGTCTAGTTTGTACTATTTGGTCGAAAATATACTACCGTGTATGGACGACATAGATGATTATGAATGGCGTATCTGTGGTGGTGATATTCTCATGTCAGATTTGAAGAATAGATTTCAACAGTATCCTCAGATAGAGTTTGTAGGTTATGTAGAAGACATACGCAAAGAAATGTTGCAGGCTGATATATTCTTATGCCCTACTGCTATTACTGTAGGAGTGCGTACACGGTTGGTAGAGGCTATGTCTCTTGGATCTTGTATTGTAGCTCACAGTGCCAATGGTCTAGGACAACCTGAGTTTGAGAATGGAGTAAATGTCGCACTTTTGGATAATGGTTGGGATATTGCAGCATCAATTAGGTATCTATCAGCATCACCAGATAAAAGATTGGAAATGGGACATGCAGCAAGGGAGACGTTTGAGAGTAAGTTTTGTACAGCTAAGAGTGCTGGTAGAGTTGTGGATAAGTTGGAGGAAGTATGTCCATAGGTCACCAGGTTATATTCGGGTTTGGTTTAGGTATTACGACTATGATGTTTGTGATTTTCATTAGGGAATTGGTGAGCTAGATGTCAACGGTAAAAAATGAAATAGACGATAATGCAAGGCGTATAAATATCTACTGTCCTACTGGATTTCACGGTGACCCTTATCTTTTGCAGGTAGTTGATACACTTGCTGAACATGTAAATCAATTTGTAGAGACTGGTACAGAGGCTGGTAGTACTGTAGGTTATTTTGCTAGGATGTATCCACATGTAGAATGTTTTACTGCTGAAACCGATTTTAAGACACTAGAAACCGCATGTAAGAATTTTGCTAATCATAACAACATACAACCATATAATAAACACAGCTTAGATTTTTTGAAAGAAATTACCCCATATAGTTTGCCTACACTTTTCTGGCTTGATGCACATAGTCATGGTTGGGGTTGCGATCTAGGGGAAGAGACTGCTATAATCTTAGAACGTTGGAGCGGTGGGTATATACTCTTTGATGACTTCCTTGTGCCAGAACGTCCAGATTTTGGTTATGATTGGTATGAGTCTTATGGTAAGCTAAGTTGGGAAAAGATTGTAGAGGATATACCAGAGGAGTTGATGCCTAGAGTTAAGCAGCTTATCTATCCCAATTATGAACCTAAATTTGGGTGGCGTGGTTGGGCTTTAGTTGTATTTGGTGATGCACCACTATTTGATAATATAATGCTGTGTTGGGATCTTAGAGAGGAAATAAGGGATGGAGACACAACTTAATCTACTTGTGCAATTAGGTACTGTATTTTTGTTTTCTTTTTGGGTTTTGATATTCCTGATAGGCACTGTTGTAGTAGCTGAGTTCATACGTAGAGAGCGTACATTGACTAAAGACGATGATTGGATTGAGCGTAACAACAAAAATGCTTGCTGTGAACACCATAAAAATGATCATGTAGTTGTTACGCTAGGATTGAGATATATTCGCGGTAGTGTTATTGGAAAATGTAAGTTGTGTGATTGTCCGAGGTATCATAGATAGTGGCGCAGTGTACTACCGATAAACAAATACATGCTATACTCAAACGATTACACAGAGAGATGCACAGTCCGGAAAGAGAATGCAGATGGAACTACAATGACAAAGAACAGTTATATTCTTGTGACCATATAGCCATACCAGCACGTGATGTAGCGGATCTTTATTGGAGACAGTTTACGGCATAATGGCAAAAACGTTAATAATAACATTGATCGGTGTGTTACTTGTAGCTAGTATGTCTGGATTATTATTTGGTCTTTTACCAACACGACAATCAGTTGTAGAAGAAGTAGTTCCTTTTTCTGTTGAATTCAAATCCAGTGTTAAGCTAGTAGACCTTTATGAGATTACTATGAGTGATGGTACTAAGTGCTTACTTGCCAATAGACCAGATATGGTGACGATAGAGTGTTAATGTAGCTTCGGTAAAGCGGTACTCGGTCCTTTAGAGGGAGTCAGAAATGGCTTCCTTTTTTTATTGCACTTTATTTTTCCATCTGCCTCTACCTCTTGTATCTCTATCCCTTGCATTATCTTTATAGGTACCAATATACAGATGTTCAGGATTGACACAAGCACGAATATCACAGTGATGCAAGACACATAAAGAAGGTGGAATGGGACCACGACTTATAATATAGCTAGTCTGGTGTGCCCATGTACTACGGCCTTTAAACGAAACTCTCGCATAACCATTTTGGTGTATACAACCATCCCATACCCAACAATATCCTAAATCATTTCTATGTAAAACTTGGGTAGTACGATTATAGAATCTTTGTTTGTATTCCAATTCGGGGTTGGCTTTTTTCCAAGTTATATAGTTTCTGATTGCTATTTTCTCTTTGTTCAGATCTTTTAATGATTCACATGCATTTAGATACCTTGGATGATTTTGGGTTTCCAACTGACGGATTCTCTCTCTGGTGAGTCCTAGATAATCTCCTATTTGTTGTAATGTTAGTGAATATTGATTTCTTTTTTTCATCATAAATTCATTGTACACAGTTATACCTTATTGTCAAGTCTTGACAGATATCTATGATTACCTTAGACTAGAAGGCTTTGGTTACTAGAGGTGTATGCTTTGCCAATAGGACCATATCCCGATTTTTCGTTCTGAAGAACGCGGCATTGCCGATAATGCTTGTGTACAATGAATTTATGATGAAAAAAAGAAATCAATATTCACTAACATTACAACAAATAGGAGATTATCTAGGACTCACCAGAGAGAGAATCCGTCAGTTG